TGTAAAGCTGTCAAAGTCACAGTACCACTTGTATAGGCAGTAGTGGTTAATCTAATTGCTCTAACAGGTACAATTTGATTTGATGAAAAATTACTTGTTTTTCCTACAAGCAAATTATGTGTAAATGCTGTAGGAGTAATAGAGGTATTAAAGATATCATCTAATGTAAATTCTACTTGGTATGTTAAGTTTGGTGTATCTGATACCACACAAGCTAAACCAATGTTAAATGGATTTTGTTTATAATCTACAGGTATCCATGCTGTAGACCCTAAAGAACTTAGACTAATTACTTGTGGAGTCATAAATAAACCTTATAAAAAGAAAATGGGATAAGCCTTTTAAACTTATCCCATCTGTGGGTTTTACCAAGTCATCCCTTGTTGTGGGAAGTAGTATGAAATAACAATCTTTACTGGATTGGTTAGCTGTGCCGAAGCCTTAGCGTAATACAATGTATCAGCAGTTTGTAGAGCACCCATTTGAGCACCTACAGCTGTTCCTGCTACTGCAACTTGAGCACCATTACAAGTAGCCGCATTAATTAACTGAGTACCACCAAGGGTAGTACCTACGTTAAGAGTTTGAGCTACGTTAGCACCGCTAGATACAATTAACGCAAGGATAGGGATAGAACCTTTTGGAAGAACAAAAGCAGCGAAACCTGTAGCGTCACCAGCACTTGTAGCCATCTGTACTACTTGATGATAAAATTCCACTGCTGGGGGCGTAGTACGAGTAACACCAGCCGGTCCTAGAATTGGTTGTGGCATAATAATTCCTTTCTAAGAATTAGATTTTCCAATTTTTAAATCTTGTTTAGCTTGTTTTAAACTAAAATAAAAAGCTTCTTGGGTATCATAATCTAAAGTTGTCATATGCCTCCAATGTTTTTTTGTAGTTTCTTGAAAATCAACAGCCATTTTTGCTTGATCTTGTTTTACTCTCATAAAAGGCAGTATCTGTTTTAATACATTAACAGCCCTACGACCATTAACTTGCCATTTTAAAGTATCACTCCAATTTTCAGATTTGTATCTATCTTGTGAAAAGATTGCTCCATCTGGAAATAATTTACCAAGTTCTTTTGTCATATAAGGATCAGTACTTTGTACTGAGATTCTTAAAATATAATTATGACCTCGTTCCCGATCCTTACGTTGTTGTTTCATAATAAATATACTACCTTCACCATCAATGATTCCAGCAGCCCAAGCTAAATCTGCAATTGTATTCATATTTCCTACTCCTATTCAGAAAAATTACTTTAAAAATTAATTGGATGGACTAAGCGCCCTGACTCCCATAAAGCCCTCTCGGGTCTGACCAACCAAATGAGTAACGAGCAGTTGCCTTAAACTTAGCGTTTTCAGTATCAAAGTCATTATCCTGTTCAAACTGATCAGCACGACGTTCAAAGTACTTCATACCATCTGGAACATCAGTCATGATGAACCAGTCATCTGTACCTGTTGAGGCTAGATAATGGTTAACAACAACTTGGTCATAGATGCTTGATTGCTTAAGAACGTTTGGATCATTTAGGTCAGTACCGACACGACCATCTGCACCAAGAATACGCTTAACTTCAAACTGTAGTTGATAAGGAATGATTAGTTTCTTAGGTTTAGCAGCAATTAATAAACCACGATCATCGCGATAGCCAGAAATATCAATAGAGGCTTGCTCAAGAGCAGCTTCACTAATATCAGCATCGGTTGCAATCTTGTTACTGTAAGTACCACCAGCTACGTTAAGGTGGGCAGTTGATAATAGAACAATACCATCACCACCAGTATAACCAGCAGTGAATGCACGGTTATAAACGTTAGCTGCTACAATTTCCTTAGTTTGACGTAGGGAACGTGCAAGAGCTTTAGCTTTTTGTGCACCTACTTTACCATACTGATCATCTTCATAGATTTCACGAGTGATGATAAAGCCAAGGGCATACACTAGATGATTGTAACGGGTTGTGAAACCTTGGCGTTCTGTATCATAAGTAATTGAGCTACCTTCAGGTTTAACAATAGCTAGACCAAGACCAGAAAGACCAACATCTTCTTCATAGGCTTTATCAGATTTGTTTTGTTCAAAAAGGTGAGTCCATTCTACAGGATAGTCATTATAGGCTTTCCCATAAATAGCATTTAATCCAGGCCATCTTTAATGTTCAATAGAGGTTATTATTCTCTATCCGGTTTTCACCAGCTAATATTTTCATATTAGAACAGACTATATCTTCATCCTCATTTCTGAGGAGTTCTCCACTTCCATCCATTTGGATGTACTCCCTATCGGGATAGTCGTTGAACTTTCCTAGAAGCGTGTAACCCTTTGTGTGTTTGTTTTTCATCCAATAAGTATAAAATCTACCTTTAATTTCATAGGTTCTTTTTACTGGATTTAATGTTCTCCAAAGGTTTCCTGCGTTTAGATTATGGTCTCTAATAAACTTATTCCATCCTGTTACCAGATGTACAGTTCCGTCAGGAAATCTGATTATATATTGTTCTTCTTTTCTACATCCCTCTGTGGATAATCCTCCAAAGGTATTATTATATCCATTATGATAACTATCAAATTCAGAAATAAATTCTCTTTCTAAATTAGACAAATCTTTTAAGGTTAATGCAGAACATAATTCTTGCCATTCAAAATTATCCCAACCATATTTATTTATAGCTAGATACAAAGCTTGTTTATTATTCTTTTTTGGATTTCTAGAATTTAACCAATGCTTATGTTTTCTTTCTTCTAAACTTAATCGAGTTAATCCAATGTAGGACTTTCCATTTATATTACAAATACATCTATATATAATCATTATCACACGCCTCCCGGCTTAGCTGCTGATTGCCCAATCCATAAAGTTTTTACACTTAGGTATTTATGGCTCTAAGGGGTTTCCAGCAATTCAAAGAATTTATTTTCCTAACAATTACTTGTTAGTCTCTCTTGGTATTAGTTAAAGAGTTTGGCAAAGGAGCTAGAAGTAATAACACCAGACATAATTTATCTCCTTAAGATTAAACGCCGGCCACACCAACGCTACCATATGACTGGACGTTAATGCGTACTAGAACTTTACTGTTGGTCCCAATTTCATTATCGGGACGGTTCACGATACCAAGAATCTGTAGTGGTCGTGTTGAGGTTGTATCAGGTGCTGTAGTTGAATAAACATACATAGGTGAAGCACCGGTTAACAGTGGGTTGGTATGTGCTGAAGCACCTACACCTACGTTAAGACCAATAGAGGTTGCTGCAACTGAGGCATCAGCTTCTGCTTCATAAACAACATCAGTATTATCACAAACAAGTACAAATTGCTTAGTTGATGCTGGACGATATACAGGAGTATCTAGAGAGATAGAACCTGAAGATAAAGCACCAGCAACTGGATCAAATTTACTATTCACGATACCAACAACGGCACCAAGAATAGGACCAGCAGCGATCTGTGCAGAGGCACCTACAACTGCTTCAACAGCAGGATAAAGTGAAGTAGCAGCTTGATCAGAAAGTTTTACAAGATCACCAACAAAGACAGGAACTGCTTCAGTTGATGGAACCTCATATAAATTGGCTTGACCATTATATGGTGAGCCATTTAAATGTTTTACGGGCTTGAACCCGTTAATTCGAGACGTATTAGCCATAGAATCTCCATTAAATTAAAAAGACTAAGAGATTTGTAGTTTTCCATAATCCAAATCCTTAGTGGCTTGTTGCTTCATGGCCTGGTCCTGTTCATCTAAAGCAGCATTTTTCTTTGCTTGATCTTCATCAAAGTATTCTTTAGGAATACGCATTAGAACAGAAGTTGTACCTTGATCCCCAACTACACGGCGGGGGGAGCCAAGATCAGACGCATCTGAAACACGAGAATCACCAACGGTTAAATCACCGTCAGTCACGATTTCATAACCAGCTTGCTGGTAATTATAAACACGAGAACCAACGTCATTAACAAAACGATAATGAAAGTTAGGGTCTTTTTCACCTGTAATGTTTAGAGGGCCACGTGCTGATAAGGGTTTACGAACTACTCGTTTTTGGGGTGTGCTTCTTGCTGTCATCTTAGACTCCTTTTGTCTTTCGTAATTCAGAAAGATACTCTTCTTTAGTCATAATACCTTGACGAATGAATGTATTCATTACTCGTTTTTCATCTTCTGTTAATTGGAATGATGAGGCACTACGTGCATTTTGTGTATCTGAAGTTCCTACTGTACCTGGATTATCTCGATTAGGATTTTTAAATTTATGAGGAAACCTAGCTTTCACTTGTACAGAAACATATTTTAACACTTCTTCTGGATTTGTATCAGGATGTACTTTAGCATATCCTGTCCCAATCGCATCTGCAAACTGACGCATCTCGTCGTCTTTTTGATACCAGACATTCTGATTAACCCACTGTACAAATCGTGGATCAATAGAAGGTTGTTCTTGTTGTGGAACTTGTTCCTTAAGAACTTCCCTGGCTTTTTGTTCTGCCTTAAGATCAGTAAGTAGTTCAGTAGTTTCTAGATAACCATCTGAATTACCTTCCTCAAGATGTTTCTTCTGAAGTGTTTTTAGTTCTTGTAAAGCTTTGTTGTATTCAACTTCACGTACTTTTGAGTGATGCTCTTGAAGCATCTGTAACGCTTTTTTAGTTTCCTTAAGTTCTCTACCTAATGTATCAATCTTTCCAAACAACTCTCCACGATCAATAAATTCTTTAGCCGGGCGCCATTGACTAGGATCACCTTGGAACTCTTCCTTTGATTTCCATCCCTGCTCTTTTGCTTGTTGTTCATATGGATCTACTTGAACTTCTGTCTTTTTTACAACTTCTTCAGTTCCTACAACTGGATTTAACTCACTCATATATATATTCCTTATTTTATGATGCATAAAATATCAACATCATTAATAATGATGTATTTTTGTCCATCAGTATCTCTAACTTCTTTACCTGCATACCGAATCATACATACACGATCACCAACTTTAATAGCATCATTCTCACGGCCATAATCTTTAAATGCTGTTGGTCCTACTTGAAGAACTGTACCATATTCTACAGCCTTACGTTCTCGTTCAAGAGTAGGTTCAGGAATCACAATACCACCTGGAGTTACACTTTCTGCTTTATCAGGATCAATTAATAGCTGATGTAGAATTAATTGGATAGCCATTATTAAAACTCCTCCATACGAAATTCTTGCATCTCACGATAAGCGTGTATCATACCAACATAGAATCTATCCTGTGATACATCTATACCAGCACTAGTAGCTAGCATTTCTTTACAATCCTCTGCACGTTCTTTAGCAGCCTGTAAAAATGCTTTTGTTACTTTATTAGATTTCCAATCTTTAAAATCTGCTTGTGTAATTTCAATCATCTAGTTTTTGTCCCCTTTGGAAGTTGTTTCTGTTGTTGTTTGTTCATTTCACCCTGATGCTGCATAGTCTGACTATGTGTTGCAGCCTGTGTTGCTAGATTCATTTGAGTCTGTTGGGCTTGTATTCCCATCTTTTGTTGAGCAGACTGTTGTTCCATCTGCATCTTCATTGCTTGTGTTTTTTGTGCCATCTGTGCATCAAGAATTGCCTGCATCTGTTTAGCTTGTAATTCTTGCTGTACCTGAGCAGCTTTCAGTTGTAATTCTTGTTCTTTTGATGCTTGCTCTAACTGCATTTTGTGTTGTGCTTGTTGCATATCAATTTGAGCTTTCTGTTGATCTACTTGAGCTTTAGCCTTAATAGCTTCCATCTTAGGATCAGGCTGTGGCTGTGGCTGTTTCATCAGTTTCTCAGGATTTGGTATTTCAAAAGCATCTAGATACATAGCAGTAACAGCCATAGGATCAATAGTTCCTAATTGAAGTAACTGCATAACAGCTTGGATCTTAGCTTGTTTCTCTTGGGAAGAAACAGCGGTAGGATCAGCTCCTGGATAAATATCATCTACTGGACCTTGGTAATCTTCTTGTGGAATCTGTAAATCTAAGGCAGCAACATACTCTTCAGGATTACTATATGTTTTATTTAATTTATACAGCTTTTTAAACTCAGAAGCTAAAGCTCTATAAACTCGTTTATAAACAGAAGTAAATACTTTCATACCCTGTTCAATTGTTGCCATTGTAGTAGTAGCTGGTGTATTCTGTCCAGGCATCTTACCAACAAATATTTCTGCTACAGAAGCTAACTCTTTACCAGATTTAAGTAATAGATCTAATAATTTAAACAGAACATCACTAGGTTCACGTACTGGTAATGGGAAGATTTGCTTTTTAATATCATCTCCAGTAGCATTAACAGCTTTCCACTCACCTGGAACAAATCTAGTTTCACCCATTTTTATACGAAGACCACGACCTACAAAACCTGACTGTAGATTAGATAATGAACCTGCATCCACTAATTGATTTATGATTGTGTTTGCTGATTTATTTAAAGGTCCTAGTAAACGACCAAAACCGATATCATAGAAACCACCATCAGGATTAGGAATAAATGAATATTTGGTATAATACTGAACAGGTTCAATCGCAATAACTTTTTGTTTTTCATCTACATTAACATCATCTGCGGTATATCTTGGAACAATCCTAAGTACTTTACGACTATCCTGTTCTACAGTAACAATATAAGGTTCAGAGTATCCGTCATCATCCAAATCTAGAAATGTATGTTGTTCTAAGATTGTGTATGGTGTAGTTTCATCATCACCAGAAAGACTATGTGAAAAGGCTTCAGTTACTGATTGTGTTTGAGTTTTATCTACAGTTGATGGTGTATGTAAATCTATATCTAAATATAGTTTTTGGTTTTGTAATTCTTTAACTTTTCGTTTAGTTTGTGTTAATATCTCGGTAATACGTTCTGCATTATCTAAAGAATTAGCAAAATAATTCACAACAAGAACTTTGGGAAAAACTAATTTAGAACAGTTCTTTTGTTTATTGGAATCCCAATAGGTTTTCTTAAAACAAGTACCAGCAATAGGTAAACAGATAAGTAGTCTATCCATATCTTCTTCCCAATCATCCATCTCAGACAGAAGTTGATAAGACATATGTTTAGAAATACGTTCTGCCCTTTGTGCTTTTTCTCCTGTAGGATCATACCCATTGATACGACATTTTACAATAGTTCCATTACTAGGAATTAATGTTGGATATGCTCTAGCAGCAAACTGCATAGCAGCAGTAGACAACATAGGATATTTAATGTTAGCAGCATTAGGCCAGGGGTAAGTTTTTTCTCCTGAAATTTGTAATGCTAATTCTGTCCATGTTTTTAAATCTTCTTCCCAAGGTTTTCTTGAAGCTAAATCATCTTCAAAACCTTGTACAGCTTTGTTACCAATAGATATAAGATCTTGTTCGTCTAACAGAGTGGCTAGATTATTTTTCTCATCTAATATCGTTTGAATTTTTAATTTTTTAATAACCTGTGTACTCATCTCGTCCCTTATCGTTATATCCTGCTTCTTCATATTCCTGTTCGTACTGTTCCTGTTCTAACTCCTCTTTTGTTAAACCTTCTGACATAAGATCAATTAAAATCCCTTGATATGCTAGAGCATCAACGACATCATCATGTCTAGCTCTTGGGAAGGTTAAACACTCATTTTCAAAATCAGGCCACCATTCCGCTACCTTATCAAACTTAACCATAGAAGCTCTCATACGTGCCTGAATAGATCTAGCTCGTTGGATTTTATCCTGTCTATGTGGTTTTAACATAACAAGATTTAGATATACACCCTCCTCTTGCATTGTTTTTCTTAAATAAGGACCAATAGCTTTAGATATTTGAGTATCTTCAATACCAACAGCGACAGGATTATAGATCTTTTGTAAAGTTAAAAGCGTTGCAACAATCTCATTACCAGGTAGTCGCTCCCGAATACAATTAACAATGTGTAACTGACCATTAGCATCCATACCACCAATAACAATAGCTGTATAATCAGCTCTTTCTTTTTCAGAAATTGCCAAGTCCGCTGTGATGTAAAAGGTTTTGTTTTTCTTTCTATCATCTTCAGTCATTGATAGAAAATCACCACGTTTAAAATATCGTATGGAATCATCAACAGGATTACATAGATACTCACAAGAGTAAACTTCTGGAATACCCCTTTCCAAAAATTCTTGTTTAAGCTCTATGAACATCTGTTTAGTGTTACGTTCTGGCCATAGTAATTTTGATATTGTAGGATCGTGTGCTCTATATTTAACAGACCTCCACATACCAACCTTACGTTTGGACCATACCTTTAAATCTTCTACAATTGTGGTTTTAGCAGATTCATGAGGCATCAGAGAATCAAGAGGATCATCTAGGTTCATAGGCGTCCCTACAAATCTGACAATACCGTTACGTGATCTTAGTGGAATTAATGATCCATAGAACCAACGTTTTAGTTTTTCTCTTCTGTCTTTATTAGCTACTAATTCTTCATTTAGAAGATCATCAATAATAATTAAATCTGGTCTCTGACCATCCCAAAGCATCCCTCTGAGTCTTTGTTCTGCCCCTTTAGCAACAATTCTGAATTTAGTCATATCCTGAAAGTGCAGGATAATGTCTGTTTCTGTTTCTTTCTCGAAAACTACACCCTTTTCATTTATTTTTAATCCGAAAAGATTGTGGATTTCTTTAGAATCACAGAGAATTTGTTTAATTTGTCCTATAAATAGAGCTGCTTGAGATTCAGTATCAGCTACAATAACCACATACTTACGTTCTCTAAATAATAATACAGCCAGTGAATAAACAATTGTGATAATTGTTGATTTTGCGTGCTTACTGTTTGCTCCTATTACTAAGAGTGTCGGACTATACCTTCATTAATCCTTGGCATTTAAAGTAGAGATTTGATCTTTAAGCATGGCACGAAATATTTGTAATTCAGGAGTAGTTCTCTGTCCATGATTTCCCATAGTATTTTGTAATTCTATTCCTAATTCAGCAACTTTATTCTTATTTCTTAAATAAGGCATCATTCTTATAAGAGCCTCAGCAGCAGATCGTGTACCCATCTGCCAGGAATGTCGTTGCTTTCTATTTCCTATAACTTTATCAATGTTTTGTTTTCTGATAGTCCCTCCTAAAATACGTTGCATTTCTAGAAGAGGTTCTATTGCTACATGATTTATTCCAATACGTAGATAATACCCCGCATATCTTTTTCCACTAACTAAAGAGTTTCTACTTTGTATTGTTACAAATCCTTCACCATCAAAAAAACCAGAACACCATGCTACATCATGAGTATGACTCATATATATCTCCTTTAAATTTGGATTAAGCCCCCCGTCTAGTCTCTACACAGTCCCAGAACAATCTGGTTTCGCTCGGGGTTGTCCTATAAGGAGTTCTCCGAATTTGAGGGGTGAAACGCGGCCACTTTATATTTGTAATGCGCCCAATAACATTAACCGCGAGGCGCCTCGATAGCAACAAATCTATCATCAGAACAACATAATTCCCATAACTCACGATGAAAATTAGCAAACGCTGAAGCATCATCAAAGAATGGGGTTAAACAGGAGGAAGCAAAACCTTCAATAATCTCAGTAGTTAGTTTGGGCCATTTAGGTCTAACAGCGTTCACGTTTACTACGTTCTGACTTCATAGCACCCTTAGCAGTACGACTAAAAGATCTATTCTGTCCTGGATTTTGTACAAATAAATTAGACAGAGTTGATTTACCCCCTCTACTTATAGCCTTCTTATGTCCTACATCCCCGGAAATGGATGTGACTTTAACACCCTTTTTTTTCGCCACTAAAGCCCTAGCTTTGTTGCGAGCCACACGTGCTTTGTTTCGTTCAGGGTGTTTTTTCTCATATAAAGCTTCCTCTTTTTTATAATCACGCCGGCCATTAGTCATGTATGGAATGGTAGTTCCCCTTGTGCAGATTGTCTACTTTTGGTATCACCGCAAAATTATTATAAACATGCAATCCACAAACAGTTTTACCTTTTAAGGGAATAATATGATCTACATGCCACTCAAAGCCTGTTAGTTTATTACGAAGTTTGCGTAATTCATGAGCTTCTTTATAAACAAAATTTGTTAGTTCCTTATCCCAATCTACCCGTGCTTGTTTAGCTCTAGAACATCTACGATTAGATTTATCTCTACGCCATTGTGCACGAGATTCTTCGGTATGATTCATATTTCGAGTAATTGGTCCATTCTTTCTAACATAATAGTTTTGTATTAGTTTAGCCCATTTCTCTGGATTATTTTTTATCCATTTATAATGTATAACGCTTTCGCAATCTTTACAGGTTGTTTGTAGATAATATTTCTGATTTTGGCTGCTCCACTTTAGTCTCGTCTGTTTTTCTATCTCTCCACAGACTTTGCATGGGTCAACTCGTATCATATATGGCATTATTTTAAGAACCTTAATTTATATATAGTTTTTAAATAGAGAGCAACAATCTCATCTAGGATATTTTGTAGTGCTGTAACAGAACCACTTAAGGATTTATAATTTTTATCTATCCACTGGATGTCACTCTCAAGATGTTTTATAATAGGTTTACATGTACAGTCAAAATCAATAGAATCTATTTTACCAAAGTTACCTTGATGTACCTCAACAAAATTATCTAATAGATCTATAACATCAGTGTAGAAATCACCTAGAGCTTCATGTTCAGCATAAGAACCTGTAAGCCAGTGTTGTTGATGAGCACAATTTCTGGTACAGAAAATCTTTGTTATTAATTCTTCAATCATTTTTTATTCCCCATGAACCATCAGGTAATTGTATCACATTCTCACCTTCGATACAGTCTTTAACTAAATCTTTGACAGAATCCTCATTTATTTTACCCTTAACAAACTTAGTGAATTGTTCAGCTAAGTTAGCTAGTTGAGCTGCTGTTGATTGTTGTTCAACAATCTTTGTTGGTTGTTTTCTTATAAGTTGTCGTTTATCTATAATAGAATTTAAAGCTGTGTTAATGTCTCTTAATTTAGCTGGTACTCTTTTAACCTTACCTGTACGTACATCATAGGTGAATTCCCCATTTTCTATCCTATCTACAAACTGGTCTAAGGTTTTATCTAATATTTTAGTAAGTCTATTATCTAACTTCTCATAATCCTCTTCTTGAATCTCTTTTAGCTTATCTTTCCACCATTGTTGTTGTTGCCACTTCTTGACTGTTGTGAGAGGCACATTGGTTTGTTCTGATGTAAGAGTTGGTGATCTGGTAGCAACGAAGACAGCAATAGCTTCATTCTTCTTTTTGTCTGACCATAAACCACCTTCAGCTAATGAATTCTTTCTTGGGGCCTTAACGTATCTCCACGAACCCGGCATATTTTCTCCTAAATTTATACTTCTAAATAAAGTCGACATTATACCACACTTTTAATCAAATGTCAAGCATTATTTTAATTATTTTTAAAATATTTTTATTTTTGTAAAAAATTAAAAAAGTTCTTGACTTTTAGTTTAATTTGTGGTATAATGCTAACCTCAAAATGAGAAATCAATTTTGGAAGAATTCTGGCCCTTTTACAGTGAAAGTGGCGGCATGTACCCCCTTGGTGAAGGAGAAGGTACACACAATTTTTCTTTTCTTTTTTTGTTCTTTCCTGCTTGGAGACATCCAATTTAATGACAGGTACGCTCTACTTTAGAGAAAGTCTAAGGGGGGTAAGGGGGGTTTGTTCTTAGTTTTGGTTTTCTTTTAGGTTAATATACATTAATCTATTAATACTATGTATATCCATGTGTGGATCTCGTAAGAGAGACACAATTAGCATATAGTAACTATACTCCTATAGTCCTGTTCAAATGGTTAATTGAGAATAGACCATTATTCAAAATATATAAAAAATATATCATGCTTTAAGTCACCATAGTGTAACCTCTCAGCTTTCCCCCCCCACCCCCTTAAAATCAATTAGTTACCTACCCTTTATGGTGTAATGATAGTTTCATTGTTATGGAAATGAGAATGGTTCTCATTTACCATCTTATCTTTACATTCATTTGCCTCACAAATCTCTATACCCTCTCTTCCTTTCTCAAGTATCCATCCTTATCTTACAAATGCACCAATAGGTTAGGTTGTAATTAAAATTATCCTTCCTGAAAGGCATAAACGCTGATCATCTCCTCCAGTCCTGTCAGTATCAAGCAGAATCTCCTTAGCTCTCTGTTATGCATCCGCCTGTCATCCTTCAGTTCCACTGGATACCATACTGAGAAGATTCTACTTGACACTGCCACTCCTTCCAGAGCTGATTCAGCATGCCTTCCAGAAAGGTTAATTTTTTTTGTTTGTGGAGAATATGATGCATGTGATTATTGCAGGTTCTAGGACAGCAAGCAAGAGAGATGTTTGGAATGCTCTATGTGCTTGTCCTTGGACTGATCAAATCTCTACTGTGATTTCCGGTTGTGCTCAAGGTGCTGACAGTTATGGTGCAGCTTGGGCTAGATCAAAATCTCTACCAGTAATAGAGATGCCTGCTGATTGGAAGAGTTATGGCAGATCAGCAGGTATGATCAGAAACCAAGCCATGTTAGAAAGAGCAGAAGGACTGTTAGCTATATGGGACGGTCATTCTCCTGGTACAAAGAACATGATCAGAATTGCTGAACGAAAGGGTATAAGATGCTTCGTCTTTGTGATAACCTCTTGATGCTTCTGTTCCTGTTTGTAACCCTGGTAGTTCCACAACTCTTGGAGCAACTACTACATTAGCATCCAGCTACACTGTCTATTGTGAAAACAGTAGGCAGTAAGCTGCGTGTTGCAGCAACTCCTGACTCATACACACATTGAAAGGTTATACCATGAAACTGATCAACATCATCAAGAACGTGTTCATCGCTGCTCGCAGCGCCGCTGTTGCCACTGCTACTGGTACTGGCACCATCACCAGTGGTGATCCCAATGCCAAGACCCTGACCTACGGCACCGTGCCTGCTCATGCACGGTCGGTCACACCGATGACATCGATGGCAATCAAGGGAGAAGTCACTCCCGAACACCTCAGCATGCTCAGATCCAATCGGGCCAAGCAAGCCGTGGCATCATTGGGTTGCTGGTCATCACTGGCAAGGGCTTTCTCCCTGTTCATGAAGGAGCAGCAAGTTCATCCTAGCCGTCAGAATTGGGAAAGGGTATACAACACCATTGCTGAATTCCATGCTTGGAATGCTGTTTGCTGCGAGAAAAGCAGCGGCTTCTTTGTTCGTGACAACGGGGAAGCCTATGGCGAAAACCTTGGATTCGCAATGAGCGAGGAAGAGGTCGAGATTACCGTCGCCAAGCTGGCTATCCTGCCCATGCCTAAGGGTGACGACAAAACCGACGGCATTCTCGCCCGTGTCCGTGGTTGCAGCATTGATGTTCTTCGCAAGGAACGCGAGGATGACATCAACCAGCGTAGTGAGAAACGCTTGTCCTTGGTTCAGGAGTTCTGCCAGATGGTATGGGCATCAGCCGGCGACGATGCTATGGAAGTCTCGATGCCTGTCAGCAAGGCAATCGGCAAGCTGGCACAAACCCTCCAATGGGTAGCAGGTTGGAAGTTGGACCCGGCATCAGCAGCCAGTGAGTGCCTGTTGTTGCAGGACGACATGGAAACCTTGACCAAGATGGTCGGTCATTCCAGCGACGACCTGCGTGATCGTGATCCTGATACGCATTTCATCAATGGGTCCTTGACCGCCGACGGAATGATGCGTCAAGCGCCATTCTGAAGCATTAGAACAGCCTGCCCTACATGGGCAGGTTGTTACCAGAGGTAGCCCTACCAAGGGCTGCCGCCCGGTCAAACCCCCAGCCCAGGGGGTCGGTCATAATAACGGTAAAAAAGGAAAAGAAATGTTCAACGCCAACGAAAACAAAGAGAAAGCCCGTGCCTTAATCGAGAAATACCTCTGCAACATAAGCAACCAAAACCTTGTCCTATGCAAAGAGAAGTTTGATATACTCATGCATATTGCCCTAGATCCAAGAAGAGGGAAAATCCAAGCGAGCCAATTTCTACGCGAGCTTTTCCCGTGTGCGGCATCAAACTGGAATCCTTGTGAATGTGAATACAATCGTTTCGAGAGTTTCGTAAAAGACCAAAACTCAAAACCAACACAAGAGTCACGCTATATGGTTGGGCTGAAACAAGCCAAAGATATTGTTGATTGGCTGGATGCACAGGAAGGGTGGCTTTTTTAAAAAAGAAAACTAATCAGAAGGACTGGTGCTGAGATTATAATAAATACCTTGTGGTGATAATAACCAGTACTAACCACCTTCATGTGCTAATTGTCAATCTGACGCACACGAAGTAATACTGATTGACTAAAGGGTTGGTGTAATATAAACCTTGTGGTGATGCAACCAACATAAACCACACCCCCATAACCTACTACAAAGGAACTACAATGCTGCTCAATAACAATGGTGCTCGTGTGAACATAACCCCCACCATCATCACCATGCTCACGCTGGGTATTCTGGCACAAGAGAAGCATGATCGTGGGGAAATTCTTAACAAAGGAGAAATGAAAAACATCCAACGCCGTCACAACTTCCTGCGCCCCCTCAAGGAAGTGCTGCAACAACCTGACCCGAATGGTCGGTCATGTGGTGGTGCTTTCAGCATCGCCACCAGGGCACGCTTCGTACACTAGAATCTATAACCTTGCCTTCGGGCAAGTTTATGTGTTTTAATAAAAGGGAAATAAAATAATGATCATTGTACACGAGCCTTTTGAATCACACAAGAAAAAAGTGGAGTACGTAGGAAAGGATGATAGCTTGCAGCATATTTTCCCATTTGAGGTCATTTCGGTATGTTGTGAGGAAGAAGAGTTATACAAAGCCTATCGAATTCTTGGCAGAAAGCCTTGTGGTCGAAAGGAAATGGTCTTTATGGGTGTTAATGCACAAGAAATTGTCGCCAACTGGTAAGAAAAGAAAAGGAAATAAAATGAACTTCACGACAATTCCTGGCAAACTCACTCTGGAAGAAGCTACAGCAGAGTTGGTTCATGTTGCACAAGTCATGCAGAGAACCCATACTGATGAGACATTTAATGGATCAAGACACCTTCAGCAAGTGATGTTTGAAATTAGAAAAACAGGAATCGAAATACTGTTGAATTTGATCGAACAATACATACAGCAGATTCCGACGGAAGATTAAATTGAAAAGAAAATGAAAGAAAACAAACATGAAATGGACTAAAGAGGATTACATAATCACAATCTGTTATGGATTGATTATCTTTAGCATCTCTGTTTTCTTATAAAGGACGGTCATAATGAACCAACATACTAGAGATATGAGAACCCAGAAAAACACTAAAGAAATCTGGGAACTCTACAGAAAACAAAGAGAAGAAGAACAAAAACTACAAAAAGAACATAACAAAGCAATGAAACAAATACTAAAGGAAAAATAATGGATAAAAAAGAACTAGTGCTGTTCATTACTAAAATAGCTCTGAACTGTCAAAAAAACCATATTCATAGGCTCAGTACAATCACAACATTGGCTGATGCTGATAAACAACCAATAAAATTCCTAACAAATGGAGGAAAATACTATTACTACTTATTCTCAATTACTGGAATTGATCTGAAATATGAGGACAACGGTACAACCTGGACTGTAGAATTAATTTAATGGGATAATCAATATGTCTGAAGATTTTTATATCTACTGGTACTCTAATGAAGAATTTAACGGTGAAGCTATATTCTTAGCTGAGGAACGTCAGCAAGAATATCAAGAAAATAATGATTATCTCATTCCTTTATCATAAAAAAAGAACACCAATTGGGACTCTTGTGGAAGTAAGAAATTAATATAATTCCTGGGTCGTAGGTTCAAACCCTACTAGTCCCACCAATTCCCCCGGAGTGGCGTAATCGGTAGGCGCAAGAGATTTAAACTCTCTCGACATTCTGTCATGTGGGTTCGATCCCCACCTCCGGGACCAACAAATACTCAAATATATAAAATATATATGAACATAGAAGAAATTAAACTTATAACAGAAACTCTCATAGCTCTAGGAGATAAAGGATTTATTGCTTTTATTATTTATCTTTTTGTCGATAAGATCTTTTCCTTAGGGACAATTTGTCTTAGCATTTTTGCATTCTACAAAATCACAAAACTTCTAGTTGAGTACTAATATTTTATGCTCGGGTAGTTTAGTGGTAAAACACCTGTCTTATAAACAGCATCGGCGCCAGATTAGCGCACGTCATGGGTTCGAATCCCATCCCGAGTACCAAACAACTAAGGTCGGTCATAATGAAACCAATTAGAAAAAATGCATTATGGAACGCACGTAATCCCAACCAAGGGGATTTCCTTAAAATTCTCTGTTTATGCTCTGCAGGATTACTCAGATCACCCACAATTGCCTGGGTACTAACAAGAGAAACCGAACATAATTGCAGAGCTGCTGGAGTTCATGATTTTGCCTTAATTCAATGTGATGAAGTATTAGTTGAATGGGCAGATCTTATTATTTGTAGTAATTTTGATGTTTGGGATACCTTTGTAAATAACTTCAATACCAAAAAAGAAACATTGAATTTCGATATACCAGATAATTTTAATTTCAGAGAACCAGAATTAATTGAAATCATTAAAATTAAATTAACAGAATTTAATTTATTATAAATAATGTTGAAGGACGAGCGATGACAAAAAAAGAATTTAAAAAGCGTTGGGAATCTAATGATAATGGTGGAGGTATAACCTACGAAGATATTGCTAATTGTTATAAACAATGGGGATTTGGATCTTCTCCTAAAACAAAACCTATATTTACAGTACGTTATCAAGTATTAAAAGCAGCTAATACAAATGATGCTGAAGAATATAATCCCGATAAAGAAATTTAATATATTATGAAAATATTTGTCTTTGGTAGTAACCTAGCAGGTAAACATGGCAAAGGTGCAGCCTTATATGCAAGACAACATCATGGTGCTATATGTGGTCAAGGTGTTGGCAGACAAGGAATGTCCTATGCAATACCAACAAAAGATTCTGGATTAATGACATTACCTCTATGGGTAATTCATCATTATGTGAATGATTTCATAACCTATGCAGAAACACATGAAGAACTAACTTTTGAATTAACAAGAATTGGTTGTGGTTTAGCTGGATATAAAGATCTTGACATTGCACCTATGTTTAAAAATGCTCCTCCCAATATAATTAAACCTACAGGATGGTAACAAAATGAAACCAATTGATTTTGTAGTGTTTGATGGAGATAGTTCTCCAAATACTCCTGTAGAAAAAATAGCAAAGGCTATGAAAAAACCTATAGTAATTCAAGGGGAACACACAAAATATACAATCCTGTCCTACTATTACCACGATGGTAGAATGTATCTTGATATTGAAGAGAAAGGAAGTAACTAAATGTTTTATATCTTACGTCGTCGTGGTCTAGGTAACACCACAACAAAAGCAATTCAACAATACTCACAACAACCAATCACAATTATCAGAAATGATAAACCACTTTTATTCTCTCCATTAGATACAATTCTACGGTGGGGATGTACATCACAAGTTCAAGGAAATCCTCATGTTTTAAATAAAGCTATTTCTATTGAAGTAGTTAACAGTAAACGAGATTTTAGAGCACAACTACAAATCAATCATCCTGAAATTACACCAAAAACTTGGTTCAATCACACTGATCCTTACATTACATATCCCTGTATTATTAGACCACAACATCATGCACAAGGTAAGAATTTAGTTTATTGTGAACAAAGAGATGATTTAATTGGAACATTACTTAGTCAGCCTACACTCTATATAAACGGATATATCTCAGAATATATCCCAAAAGTAGTAGAATATCGTGTATGTTTTATTCAAGGTAGAGTTGCCTGGGTAACAAGGAAAATCCCCAAAGATCCACAAGCAATTGCTTGGAATGTAGCGCAAGGTGGTAAGTTTGAGAATGTACGTTGGAAAGACTGGCCCATCGACGTTATTGAAACTGCATACAAAGCATATAAACTATCCACTCTCTACATCAGTGGAGTAGATGTAATGGTAGATAGTAATGGTAAATCCTATGTACTAGAAGCTAATAGTGCTCCATCCCATACGTCACCATATAGACAGCAATGCACAGCAAAATGCATTGCCTATGGAATTACCAACAATGATTTCACACACATCCCACCAGATGACGATTTCAAAAAATATGGTAAATGGCTTCATCCAGCATTAAAGTAATACCTACCTATTATCTATACAAAACAAACGGATTTAAAATGAATAGAGGTTATATTTATTTTGTACTAATCGTAGTCTCACTAATATATTTAGTATATATCTATATTCCTATCATCAAACAAAGTAGGAAAATTGATAAAGCAGAAAAAAGTATGAATACCTACTCACAGTATCAAGGTCGGTCATTCCTATAAAACCTATTATAACAGCATCCTGTATAGGATATGATGGTAGAATAATTGCAACAAGACAAAACAATTACAATAAAACTCATCCTTTACAACAACATTATGCTATTTTAGCAGGAAAACCCTTCAATATATACTTACACGCTGAAATAGCTGCAATAATAGCATGTAAAGGTAAAAAGATTCATACAATAATAGTAACAAGATTTAACAAACAAGGTTTACCAATGAATGCAAAACCCTGTCCAATCTGTTCGCTTGCTATCCAAGATTTTAAGATTAAACGAGTAATTCACACATGATTACAGAATCTATTGTTCTCTATAAAGAACCAATTAATGATAATAAAAGACTTCTAGAAATTTTAAATAATAACATACAACAATTCTTTAAGCGAGGACATAAATTATCACTATTATATACAAGTATTTCCGATGCTTCTACTAAAATCAAATTAATTAATCATATTTATATCCTAAAAGAATTAAAATTTCTTAATGGTAATTTACTATTCATTAAGGCTCGTATGACTTCAGCACCATATCAAGAATTAACATTATCTTTACATGACTTGGAAACATATTATGTTTAACAAAACAATGGCTTCTGTTTGGTATCATGAAATGGACCCTTGGAAAATTTTTAAAAATTCTAAATATATTAAAAAAGCATCTCAGCTAACTAAAAATGATGTATTAGTTATTTGGGGTGGTGAAGACATTGGAACAGAATTATATAACGAAATTCCAAACTCTTATGCAGAACAGTACAAACCATCTATCAGAGATTTAAAAGAACTGGAATGTATCAATAAAGCAATCGAACTGAACATTCCAATTGTAGGAGTATGTCGTGGAGCACAGCTATTATGTGTTCATCAAAAAGGACGATTGATTCAGCATGTACTAAATCATATAGGTAATCATAAACTATATCTAACAAAAGAAAAAACACTGATGGTTACAAACAGTTGGCATCATCAAGTAATGGTACCTACAGAAGATGCAGAAATTCTAGCTATCTCTGCTAATAAATATGAAGTGGGATGGACAGAAAATAATGTTCAAGTAACACCAGAGGTACCCGAAATTGTTAAATGGAATAACATTAGAGCATTGGGTATTCAAGGACATCCTGAATTTTATGATGCCCCGTTCGAGCTAGTTGAATATACAAAAAATCTAATCTTAGGATTGTAAAATGGCTACAAACCTTCTTGGGTATTCCTTTTCTTTAGAACAACAAACATTACAATCATCAATATTATGTGAAAAACCTATAAAATGCAATACTATGTCTTTTAAGACACAGTATGTAGAAATTATGGAGAATCCCTATGATTGTGGATGTTTGATTATCGGATATACTTATGATATTACAAAAAAAATTCAAGATTTATTAGAACAATTCATGAATGAAAATGGTTATAGTAAAGTTATAGGAACTATAGCAATTAATGTAGAATATTCAGATGTTGAAAAAACAAAAGAAGAATATACACAATTAGGATATACATTAATACCAACAGGACAATCATCAAGACATCCTGATGATGATATAGAAACCTACTTAATATATAAAATAATCAACCCTACATTTAAAGGATACCCATAATGGAATACATGATTGGTTGTGACCCTGAGTTTTTCTTGAAACAAAATGGCAAGCATATCAGTGCTGAAGCCCTGGTTGGAGGAACTAAGAGAAAACCAATTCCTATTGATGATTTAGGAAATTGTATTCAAGAAGATAATGTAGCTGTTGAATTTAACATTGGAGCAAGTTCCACATTTGAGATGTTTTCAAATAACATTGACAAAGTGCTGAACTTCCTCAAAGAAAAACTAAAGGGTTATGAATTTAGTACAGAGTCTGCTGTCGTCTTTGATGACGATCAATTAGATTCAGCACAAGCACGAGTCTTTGGTTGTGATCCTGATTATAATGCATGGACATTTAAAGTAAATCCAAAACCATTTGCAAAAAATATCAATCTCCGATCAGCAGGTGGACATATCCACATTGGATGTGATCTAGCTAAACAAAAACCAGAACAAGTAATTCAAACATGTGATTTATTTTTAGGAGTACCTAGTGTTATTCTAGATCCCGGTACAGAACGCCGGCAACTATATGGAAAAGCAGGAAGCTTTCGCAAAAAAGAATATGGTGTTGAATACAGAAGTCTTAGTAACTTCTGGATTTTTGATAAAACCTTACGAGTTTGGGTATATAAACAAGTTAATAACTGTTTAGAGTTTGTCAAGGACAATAAACATATTGATGTTAATGATCATCAAATTATTCAAGACTGTATCAACCACAGTAATATTGAATATTGTCATTATCTTATGGATAAATATACGCTATGCTTTTAAATGAATGTAAAGTATTAACAGATGACTGTCATCTGAATGATCTTTTTGCAGAATTAGAAAAAAGATATGCAGGAACATTATTATGTATTACTACACACTCTGAACCTAAGCGATACTTAGTATATAAAGAAGGATCATTTAATAACCTTAAATTTATAGATTGTACCAATGATAATGAATATGTTGTATTTCCTTTTGATGAAAATATAGAAATTTCAATTCCTAAATTAGATAAAGGTTTCTATATATATATAAATAACAACAGATTAGAATTAGCTTATATTACAAAAAATGCACTACGCCAATGGAAACGTAGCATCTGTAAAAATACTTACACCCTGGAAACTGTAACAGAACATATAAATTCTTTATATTTTTTTTATAAAATTGCAAATACTACTACATACTTTGTAATAATAACTGCAATCTTAAAAGAAATCAATAACTCACAAAAAAGATTTTTTACTCACAATGATTTAAAAAATCATTTTAAAGAAAATAACTTTCTTCTTCTCTCAAGAGATTTTATCCTTCTCAAATCTCTCAATACTATTGATACCTATGATCTATTATACCATAAGTATTGGGTCGGTCATACCATAGATTTAAAAACATTAATAATTCGGGATTCACGATTTAAACAAGAAATTCATGATTTATTTAACCATCATTTTTCTACAGACATAAAAATCATCGAATGAATAAAATTCAAGACATAAAGAACTTCCCAGGGTTATTCACAAAGAAATTAAAACATAAAAAATATGAAGATTTAACAAAACTAAAAACTCCTTACGAATTCAAAAATAATAACTGTCTTATTGGTATAGAAATTGAAATTGAAAACATTACTGAATCTCTACTAGACTCTTTAAAAGGTCTTTATTGGGAAGAAACAGAAGACCATTCTCTCAGAAACTATGGTAGAGAATATAAAAGCATTCCATTACGCACCTACCAAATTCCTTATGCAATCGAATACCTACAAGCTGCTCTAAATCATACTAACCCCGAATACACATTTAGTAATCGCTGTTCTGTTCATGTACATCTAAATGTACGTGATTTCACAATGGAACAATTAGCCTGTTTTCTAATTCTCTATTGTGTTTTTGAAAAACATTTCTTCCATATTGCTGGAACTAAAAGAGAGAATAATATTTTTTGTGTTCCCCTATGGAATACAGAATATATACCAAACACAGAATCTTTATATTTTCCAGAAAGCTACAAAGCATGGCATAAATATCTAGCACTGAATTGTGGATGTATTTTTGGCTCTGCAAATAATCAAGCTTTTGGAACTATAGAATTCAGACATCTGTATGGCACTTTAGATACTAATATATTGTATCCCTGGATTAATAGTATTATTGCCTTAAGAGAAGCATCCAGCAAATACAAATTGGATGAGCTTATTTCAGACATTACTATTGCAAATACCACTTCTCAATATCTACATTGGTACTCAAGTATTTTTCAAGAATTAAGAATTTCTTCTTATTTATTAACAAAAAATAATTATGAATATTGTATTTCCAATTTAAAACAAAACCTATTTTCAAAAACAAATATACATAATACAAAATACTTTAATACAGAAAATAATCATTGGTTTATGTCTAATGGAATAAACAAACTATCAAAACAACAAAATAAAATAAATCTTGATCCAAATATACTTAATTACATACTAAATATGACAAATACAAACACTAACTCAGCATCCCCTCTTACACAACTGGAACTTTAATATGTGCGGCATTATTGGATTAATTTCAAATTCTAATACATCATTATCCACTGCAGCTATTGAATTATTTATTGATTCACTTAAAGTGGGAGTATTAAGAGGGGATGATAGTACAGGATTATTTATTGTTACGAAAGCAGGGAATGTCCATACCTTAAAATATGCGCAAAATAGTACACATTTCCTGGAACATCCTACAACTATTGAATTTTTTAAGGAACATTCTGATAATATCCTAGCAATTGTAGGGCATAATCGAGCAGCAACTAAAGGAAATATTAGTGACGAAACTGCACACCCATTCATCCATAACAATATTGTATTAGTACACAACGGAACATTATTACAACATAAAACATTAGCGGACGTTGATGTTGATAGTGAAGCAATCTGTCATGCTATTAGTAAAACTGATTATAAAAAAGTTCTTCCTCAACTGAATGGTGCTTTTGCATTAATCTGGTACAATGCACAGGAAAAACAATTATATGTAACCAGAAATAAAGAAAGACCTCTATGGATTTTCTCCACCTCAGGATTTGATTATATCTGTTCTGAACAAAACATGGGTAATTGGCTGTTACAAAGAACATTTAAATATAATAAAAATCCAGAAGGAAGGTACTTTAAAGAATTAGAAGTATATAATTGGGAGATTGACAAATTATCTGAAGGTTTTTCCATTTGTCACCAATATACAGAGGAAAAGAATTTTTTTTTTCACCCTACAAAAACGCAATCGGTGGTTGGAAATATTGGGATTAAGAAACTTCCTAATCTAGTAAGGTTACTGCCAGAATATGACATTAAAAAAGATCAATTACTTAGAATTTTTATAGTTAATATAAATGAATTAAAATCTGGACAAATTAAAATTACTGGATATATCTCAGAGTATCCTGATGTTACATTCTTATATTATATAACAGTCTCAGAAGAAGAAAAAAATCATATTTACCAACATGATACTATTACAGGAAAAGTGTTTGGATGTGACACAAACAAAAAAATTATTTATTTACTAAAACCAGTAAATAAAATTATTAGAGGAATAAATAATATTACGGTTGAATTTGATGAGGATACCAAATGCTATAAATGTAATACCACTATTACTACAGAAGATAATAACAAGGTATATATCAAACAAAAACAAAATCAAACTAAGATTCTCTGTCCCCATTGCGTAAACCAAATTCCACAACTGAAAGAAAAATATGTTCTTCTTTAATACAGAAGTAGTAAAACCCAACCAATTAATAGAAGATAAGCAATACATAAACATTAGATATGCCTTTTCAAAAAAGGTAGATTCTACTCATTATACAAATATAACATCTTGGGTAAAATGTAGAGATTTTCTCACTGATGCTTTTTTTATTCAACATTCATTTGAACAATATAAAACATGTTTTAATAGGCAAATATATGGATTTGTATATAAAGAAAATTTAGAAAATGGTATGGATAACATTTCCATTATTAGCGAAGACATTAATAATTTACATGGTATCCAACAAGGAATCATTACTATTATCAATACACTAGAAACTTCTATCTATCCTTTATACAAAAAAACTACATCTTGTATACATAATAATAATCTTACAGATCTTCCTGTTTTAGTAATTGAAATTTGTCCTATTTGGCTTACTAATACTTATACATTATCCTTATTTACTTTACTATTAAGATTATTTACTTATCCTAAAAAGGATATTAATATTTGGCAAAATATTCTTACACACCCGGAAGATACAAATGATGTTTATCTAGTAAAAACCTTAAGGGACAAGAAAGTATTAATTAATAAACTCTTATTAAATCTTAATGATTCTAAGATGCCCAAGGCTTTTGACAACGAAAGTATTCAGGATATCTTCGATAATTGTTATTGTATGCATGAAAATCTGGGAATTCTTAGTGGTGTTTATGATATCAGACTAAGAAACTACTTAAACAACAAAATGAAAGATATTGAATGTCCTCCAGATGTAAGGGATGTAATTCTATTTTAACAGAAGAAGAATTAAAACTAATTGATCCAATGTCAGGATCCTATACAACATTATGTATGTATTGCCTAAATAAGAGTGAAGATGAAACGGACACAATGCCCGAGATGTGCGAGTATTGAGAAAGACAGGAGTCATGACAATCTAGCTGTATATCCTGACGGATCTAAATACTGCTTCAGTTGTGGATATTGGGAAAGCACAAAACAATTACCTAATTTTAAAAGTAGATCTAAAAAACCTGTTGTATCTATAGCTCTTCCAGAAGATATCACAGCTAATATTCCTATAGAAATAAAACAATATTTAAAACAATTTAATATAACAGACAGAGATATAAGTAAATATCATATTTATTGGTCTCCAATAGACCAACGTATCTGTTTCCCAATACAGATAAACAATATGTTATTAGGATGGCAAGGACGGTCATTAACTAGAAAACCAAAATGGTTCTCACAAGGATTAGACGATTTCGTTATCTATCTTACAAACAACACATCAAACACTATTGTCTTAGTAGAAGATATTATCTCTGCTATTAATGTAGGAAAACAACCAGTATCCTGTTGCTGTTTATTTGGTTCTATAGTATCATTAAGAAGAATACAACAATTACACAAACAAGGATACGATAAATTTGTCTTATGGTTAGACAAAGATAAAGAAATTGAATCTATAAAAAGAACAATAGAGTTACGCAATCTAGGCTTCACATGTTATAATTTAACAACAGACAAAGATCCCAAATACTACACACAGGATGAAATAAAAAACCTCTTGACAGAATACAAATAATGTGCTATACTTAATTAAATTATTACTTAATTATGAGATCTATAACAAATACAATACTATTGTTTTAGATCTTATAAATAACAATAAAGAACTATATATTCTTTATAAATATATAACTATACTAATTACAACATACAAAAGAGATATTACTTATGAAGAATTAACAATCTATGTATTAACACATATACCTGAAAAAGATAAAGAAGTTTTTAAAGGTATTTTAGAATCTTTAAATAATCAATCTACTGATTCTTTAATCATTGATGATCTTCTGTTAGATCTTACACAGAAGAGCAAAGCCTATGAGCTTGCTAGACTTGCTGTAGAGGTCTCAGAGGGACGAAAACCTTTCACTGACCTCCAGGTATTGATTGAAAAAATAAACAGCTCTACGGCCTCTGTAGACCCCTCTACGGGCCTTTCCCTCATCACTGATGATCTACAGGAATTGTATGATGAACGAGACAGTCAACAAGGACTTCGCTGGCGCCTTGCAGCTCTTAACAGAAGCCTCGGATCTTTACGAAAAGGCGATTTTGGATTTATCTTTGCTCGGCCTGAAACTGGAAAAACTACATTTCTTGCTTCTGAAATTAGCTACTTCGCAGAACAATCAAAACAGCCAATCTTGTGGTTTAACAATGAAGAGCAAGGAAACAAAGTCCAATTAAGAGTATATCAAGCTGCTTGTAATGCTACTTATGTACAATTACAATCTAATATAAAACATTATCAAGAAATTTATAATAAACTCATAAAAGGAAACATAAAAATATATGACTCTGCATCTATTTCCACAAGAGAAGTTTCTCAATTATGTGAGAAGTATGCACCAGGATGTATCATTTTTGATCAACTTGACAAAATCAAAGGAATTGAAGGAGACCGTGATGATCTTCGACTTGGATCAATTTATATATGGGCTAGAGAACTTGCAAAAACGTATTGCCCAGTTATTGGAGTCTGTCAAAGTGATGCGACTGGAGAAGGAAAACGATGGCTAACAATGGACAATGTGGCTAATGCCAAAACAGCTAAACAAGCTGAAGCTGATTGGATCATTGGTATTGGTAAAACACATAATGAAGCAGAAGAACATCTAAGATATCTTAGTATTTGTAAAAATAAACTAATTGGTGATGATGATACTGATCCTATTCTAAGACATGGACATCTCACTGTTAAAATTAATCCTTATGTAGCGAGATATGAGGACTAATGGCTTACTTATTCCAACCTAAACATATTCTGTTAATCTCAAAGATTCTTAGGAACTTTGTATTACCAGAAAAGAATAAACTTAAATTAGTAAAATCCTTTGATCAATACTTCTTTGAAGACAATCCTATGTATAATAGGAAGAAATTCTTTGATATCTCAATGTCTGTTCTAGATGAACAAGAAGTATATAGACATTTTAGGCATATGTCCTGTTCAGAACTAAATGATATAATTCTAAACAAACCACAACATTTATATTTATGGAATTATGATAGTCATTTATTTTGGACAGTTAACATCATTCCAAAACATCTATTAGAAACACAAACAATCACTCTTAAATTATCACTAACTTTACCATATGATGTTGCATTAGATGATTGTGGATTTAATTTTAAAATTCCGGAGGAATTAGAAAATGTTTAAACCTTGGCCTAAAATTACTAGATTAGAAAACAAAAGAACTCCTATCTTTACAGAAAAAATTGATGGTACAAATGCTTGTGTTGTTGTTCATACCTTGTGTGGATTAGAGAATTATCCAAAACCAATTTACATCTATGATGAGGGGGATCAACAATTTGGTGTATGGGCACAATCACGTACTAGATTAATCTATCCTGGAGATGATAATTTTGGATTTGCTGCATGGGTACTAAAAAATGCAGAAGATTTAGTTAATTTAAAAGAAGGACATCACTTTGGTGAATGGTGGGGACAGGGAATTCAACGCGGATATGGACTAACAGAAAAGAGATTTAGTTTATTCAATACTCGTAGATGGGGACCACATAATCCCAACACACCTAAATGTTGCCATGTTGTACCTAATATTCATGTAAAAACTCCACAAGAAGTAATAAATTATTTAAATTCTGTTGGTTCATTAGCAGCACCAGGATGGATGAAACCTGAAGGTGCCGTTATGTATGAACCGGATACTGACACATGTTTTAAAATTATTATGGATAAATAAATGAAATTTGATATTCCAATTAATATCTCTGTTGAAACAACAACAGAAGAAAAAGCAGAAAAGTTTGTATTTGATTTTCTAAAGATGGCTACAAAGGAGTTTGGTGTTGAACAAAGAATCATTAATTGGGAATACTTTGAATTCTTACCTAAAGAATCCTGTAGTAGTGGATGTAGAAACAACCATCAGTAACGATGGTAATCCCTTTGATCTAAAAAATAAATTAGTAACAATCCAAATATTAGTAAAAACTAATAACTTAATTTGGTCGAGCTTTTTCACCAAAGAAAATTTTACAGATTGTATTCCATATCTGGATAAAGCTACTTTGCTAATTGGTCAAAATATTAAATTTGATTTGCATTGGTTACGTAGAGAGTTCGAATTTATTTCAAAAGTCCCGATTTGGGAGCTACAAAATGCTGAATTTTTATTTTCCAATCAGCAATGGAAATATCCAGATTTGGATACAATGTGTAAAAATTATGGTGTTGGTGAAAAAATATCTACAATAGAAGAAAAATATTGGTCTAAAGGTATTGACACAGACCAGATTCCTCTGTTAGAATTAGTAGAATATGGTATTCATGATGTAGAATTAACATGGTTGGTATTTCTCCAACAAGTTGAAAAATTTAGAACTTCACAACAATCTAAATTTGCTCTTTTCAGATTACTGTGTAATGATCTTCTTGTTCTTCAAGAAATGGAATATAATGGAATTATATATGATGAAATTGATTCTTTAGCAAAAGCAGAAGAAATTAAATCTTCTATTCTTATTATAGAAGATAAATTAAATGAATTAGCTGAAACTTATATCTTAAATTATAATAGTGGAGATGATATCTCCATTCTTCTTTATGGTGGAACCAAAACAAAAGAAATTAGATTTCCTATTGGATTTTATAGAACAGGAACTAAAATAGGACAACCTAGATATAAAATTATTAAAGAAGATATTATCTTTCCCAGAATAGTTCAACCATTAAAAGGTAGTGAACTCAGTAAAGAAGGATTCTTTGCTACAAATATTCCAACATTATTAAGTTTAAAAGCAACAGGAAAAGCAAAGAAAATTATTAATTTACTTTTAGAAAGATCTGCTTTAGAAAAAATAAATAATACTTATTTAAAAGGTATTCCAAAAAAACGAGAAGAAATGAATTGGCCTGTTGGTAATATTCATACATCACTCAATCAATGTGTGGTTAGTACAGGAAGATTATCTAGTACAAAACCAAATACACAAAACCTAGCTGACTTAGCTAAATATTATTGTATATCGAGGTATTAAAATGAAAACTCTTGTTCTCCCTGAGCATTATAACGCAATCGATCCTAATCATTATGAAGAAACACTAAAAGCATTATGCTTGTATGTAGATAAGCTAGGTATTGATTTAGTTATTAGTGATTTAGAAGATATTGAAAAGCGTTATTCAGAACAGAAAAATGCTGAATAAAATGGAATTTACTATCCATATATCCACACTAATCCTAATAGGATTAGGTTGCTTCTTAGTAGGTATTATATGAGCCAATGCGTACTGATAAATAATGCTGATTAATGTGGATGTCAAGGCATTAGAATGGTGCTGTTACTTATTCTTATCTCAAGATAAAGTAGGTATTGATGAGTGGCATGCTGTATTAGCAGATCCCACTAAGAATGATATTCATAGAGATAATCAAACAAAGTTTTCTCTACCATCTAGACTAATAGCTAAAATCTTTTTATTTAGATGGATCTATAGAGGAAGTGCTTATGCTTATTCAAAAGATCCTGACTTTACTGGTGTAAGTTCTAGTGTCGACTATTGGCAATCTGTAATTGATTCTTATTATTCTAAATATTATGGAATATATAAGACACACATGCAATTTATAGAATTAGCAATAAGGCAAGGTTTTATTGTAAGTCCTTTTGGTAGAGTACATGAATTTAAACCTAAACAAACATATAAAGGTTTAGTTTATAACGAATCAGATATCACCAATCATCCAAATCAAGGACTAGGTGCTGATGTAGTATCAATGATCCGTGTAATGACTAAACATAAAATGGATCGAAGTAAATTAAAGAGAATTAAATTAATTAACACAGTACATGATTCAATTGTTGTTGATGCTCCTGATGTGGAGGTTGAGCCTGTTGCACGTCTTTTTTCCCAAATATTCCGGGACGTACCAAAGGCTCTATCTCGTCATTTCTCTGTAGATTGGAATATCCCAATTAAAGAAGAGATTACGGTCGGTCATAACATGAAAGAATTATCAGAATATATTCTATAGGAGAATAATAATAATATGTCTACACTCTGCATTCAAATCGTTTCAGTTGATGTTGGTCAAGGTATGACCAAAACTAAGAAACCCTATAAATTCCTTGATGTTGTTTATAAAAACAAATCATACCAAGACAAAATAGAAAACAAAAAAATCATGCCTTTTGGTAGTAAAGAGGTCATGGATACACTAGAAACTGCTAGTAAAGGGGATGTTTTTTATGTTGTCCGAGAAAAGAATGAAGGTGGTTTTTGGGACTGGACTAACATTGAAGAAAGCCCTCCAGAAGATGAAAAACCAGCAAATACTGCTAAACCAGCTCTAAAACAATCATATGATCAAAAAGATGAGCAAAAACAGCTATTCATTATTCGTCAATCCTCACTAACCAATGCTGTTAATACACTAGCTGCTGGTATCGATCCTGATAATGTTAAAGTAGTAGCTCAGAATTATATTGATTTTGTATTTGGAAACAATATCCCAACACCAGTAGATTCTTCTGATGAAGAAGATTACATTGATTAATGTTACTAATCTTGTTTGTCTTTGGTGTAATCACCTATTTAGCACACTTAAGAACGAAAAGGAAATTATAAGATGTCCTAAATGTGGTTCTACATATTGTGGTAAACAGGAGCATAATTATGTTCCTGTACCATCTTTAGAACCTCCTAAACAACTTGTAGAAAGTCGTTGGTAATGTTATTAATTGATGGTGATATTGTTGCATGGAGAGTAGGAACCCGGAAATATAATTGCAAAGAAGGCGATATGCGGTTTTATTATAATTCCTGTACTACATTATTAGAATCTATCATGCATAAGTTAGATGATTTTAACTATAAAGTCTTTCTTTCTGGAAAACAAATACCACATTTTAGAACACTAATTAATCCTGACTATAAAGCTAACAGAAAGGATCTTGTAAAACCAGAAGAAGTAAAAGAATTAGAGTGGTATTTACAAGATGTTTTTAATGCTGAGATTATTCATGGTTATGAAGCTGATGATGCTCTAGGATGGACACAAATGGAAGAAGTTAATGATCCTATCATTTGTACTATTGATAAAGATCTTGACATGATTCCAGGAATGCATTATAATTTTGTTACTGGCAAATTTTGCTACATAACAGTATTAGATGCTTTACATAATTTCTATACACAAATGTTAGTAGGTGATGTTAGTGATAACATATTTGGGATTAGAGGAATTGGTCCAGTAAAAGCAGGGAAGTTACTAGCCAGAACAAAAACAGAACAGGAGATGTTTGATATTGTATATACTCTATACAAAGATCCAAAACGTTTTGTTATGAATGCCTGCTGCTTATGGATATTAAGAAATAAAGGAGAATTGTGGGTAAACAGACAAAACTTGATTTTACCAGAAGAATGCAAACAAGAGGTGGATCAGATGTTAGAATTTACGAAATCTTTGAATCTAGATATATAAATGGTGCCTATCATGAACCAGATGATGATGTTTGGTATCCTGTTCAATGGGATTGGAATGGTTTTTACTCTGATAAAAAATCCGCAGTTGATTTAATAAATATTTCAGAGAATCAACCTCAATATGCATGAATAAAAGACGATCTAGATTAGAACAGAAATTTGAATATATATTAAATGATCTAGAAATACCTTATACTTATGAAACTACAGTGATTCCTTATACTATTCCAGAATCGCTGCATAAATATATAGTAGACTGGTCATTTCCTCATAATAATATTCTTATCGAGAGTAAAGGATATTTGTCTGATCATGCAGAACGAAAAAAATATATATTAATAAAACAACAAAATCCTGAAATAGATTTAAGGTTTGTATTTTTAGATGAACATAAACTATGTGGTGGTATGAAAACCACTCATGGTGAATGGGCTAAAAAACATGGATTTCCTTATTGTACTATTAAGGATTATGATATAATTAAAGAATGGTTAAATGAGACATCTTGTAATACCGGACACACAGATTAAATATGGAGAAGATTTAACATTTTTAACATGGATTGGCGAATTTATAGTTCAAAAAAAACCAGATGTTATCATTCATCTTGGTGATTTTGCTGATATGACTTCTCTATCATCTTATGATGTAGGTAAGAAGTCCTTTGAGGGACAACGATATGTAAAGGATATAGATGCAGCACAGAGAGGAATGGATCTGTTACTTGCGCCTTTGGTTAATTTCAACTTACTTAAAAAGAAAAATAAAGAAAAGCAATATAAACCAAGACTCGTTCTCACCTTGGGGAATCACGAACAAAGAATTGAATGTGCCATTAACAATGATCCAAAACTTGAAGGGTTAATCTCATATACAGATCTACCTTATGAGAAATGGGAAGTGCATGAATTCTTATCTCCTGTTGTTATAGATAATATAGCTTATTGTCATTACTTCCCTTCCGGTCTTTTAGGTCGGCCTATATCTTCTGCTTCTTGTATGGTTAGTAAATTACACATGTCTTGTATTGCTGGTCATCAACAGGGCAGACAGGTTGCCTACGGAAAGAAGGCTGATGGAACAAACATCACATGTATCATCGCAGGAAGTTGTTATGAACACCAAGAAGGTTATTTAAACAAACAAACAAATAATCACTGGAGAGGACTTATTATGTTAAATGAGGTAGATAATGGTTCTTTTGATGAAATGTTTGTGTCGTTAGGTTATTTAAAGAAAAAATATGGCTAAAAATAGTTGGAAATATGTCATTAAAGACATGAAGAAAAGAAATAAAACAGGTATGAAAGAATATGGTGTCCCTTTAACTACAAAAACTGAAAAAGATTTTCTATGGGAAACCTATGAAGAATTATTAGATGCTGTTGTTTATTTAAGAACAGAGCTTCTAAAACGAGAGGAAAATAAAAAAGATTTACTTGCTTTAGAAATCATTAGAACTAATTTTAATCAATCAATTAAAGATACAGAAAACTCAATTTTTCATCCTTATCCCTTTTCGGAGAAATGAATGAACGCAAATGAATATCAAAAATTAACTATTGACACTGCTATTTATCCGGGTGCGGGGACAGGAGATAACAGGGAATTAGTTTATCTTGGTTTAGGATTAGCATCAGAAGCTGGTGAAGTTGCTGGTAAGATTAAAAAACTAATCCGTGATGGTACTTATGAGCCTAGAAAAATTGGAGATGAGCTTGGTGATGTATGTTGGTACATTGCACGTCTAGCAGAAGCTTTAGGATATGATTTTGAAACAGTACTACGTTGGAATCACGTCAAATTGACAGAACGTCTAGCTAAAGATACTATAAAAGGATCAGGAGATTCAAGGTAATGAAATTATATAATGTACCTAAAGGTTCGTTCATACGTATTTATAATACTGAAGTATGTACACCACCAATCGGTCAAAGGCTTTTCACAGATCTAAAATTTCACAATATAGATGGTATGTATTCTTTCTGTACACATCCCTTAACAGGGGATGTTGTGCATATCGGAGCTAGTACAGAGGTAGAAATTATCTGTGACAAAGATGGTAATCCTATTACAACATTAGAACAGTATGAAAATAGCTAAGTGTGAAGTAACTTTAATTGATTCTATGGGAACTGATCTTTCTATTGTTAATGCTGCTAGAGTTTCCTTTGACAAAGAAAGTCAGTTTCTGTATGATGATGATGATCCTACAGTAGAATATTTATCTGAAAAAGATATTAAACTTATTAAATATCTTTATACACATAATCATTGGACACCATTTGCTCATACCAGTTTATCTTTTAGAATTAAAGCACCTATCTTTATAGCTAGACAATTAGGTAAACATCAAGTAGGTCTTGTTTGGAATGAGGTTTCTCGTAGATATGTAGATGATGAACCAGAATTCTTTTTTCCAAAAGAATGGCGAGAAAGACCTAAAAATACTAAACAGGGTAGTGAAGGAATCTTTGATCCTAATCAACCTTTATATAATCTAAATATATGGTTAAAACATACTTATGTAAAGAATCTTGAAATTTATAATATATTAATTAAGGATGGGCTTTGTCCAGAACAAGCTAGAATGATTCTTCCACAAAATATGATGACAGAATGGATCTGGACAGGATCTCTGTATGCTTTTCTTAGAATATGTAAGCTACGTCTGGATCCACATACACAAAAAGAAACACAAGATGTAGTAAAAGAAATAGCTAAATATATTGAACAGAAGTTTCCAGAGACATGGGGAGTAGTGATGAACACAGTATGAAAACATTTGAAGAAATTTGTGAAGATCTAATTAAAATTGATGAAATAACATTGATGGAGATTTTAGATATTAGTAGTGAGGATTTGGTATTAAAATTTAAAGATAAAATAGAAGAGAAGATTGAATACTTCCAAGCTGATTTAGAAGATACTGACGATGATAATGCCTATCAGGGATAAAGAAAAACAAGATCCCAAATTAAAAGAAAAACATAAAGAAAGAAGAATAAAAAAAGATATGTTAAATAAAATTAAAAATAATGAATGGGTAATAGCAGTAAGGGATTATAAAAATAGTGCATAAATCCTATTTTAATAATTCATTTAGTGAAACCATCTTTAGAACTAAGTATGCACAAGGACCAGATGATACTTGGGGAGCACTAGCTGAAAGAGTTGTTGATCATGTTTGTGGTAATTGGGGAAAACATAATGCTTTAATGTCTAAAGATGATAGACAACAATTAACTCAATACATTAAAGAATTTAAGTTTATTCCAGGTGGTCGTTACTTATGGTATGCTGGTAGAAAGAATCAATACTTTAATAATTGTTATCTGTTAAGAGCAGAACATGATACAAGGGAAGAATGGGCAGATTTGACACAAAGAGCAGTCAGTTGTCTCATGACTGGTGGTGGCATTGGAATAGACTACAGCATACTACGTCCTTCAGGGAAACCATTAAGTCGTACTGGTGGCTTATCTTCAGGGCCAATACCACTGATGCAGATGATAAACGAAGTTGGTCGTGGAGTTATGCAAGGGGGCTCACGCAGGTCTGCTATATATGCATCACTCAATTGGCAGCACGAAGACATCTACGACTTTCTCAAAGCAAAAAATTGGACTCCTCAGATACGTAATATAAAGACAGAGGATTTTAACTTTCCAGCACCATTAGACATGACTAACATCTCTGTTAATTATGATGATGCTTGGGGATTTGATCCTAATAATCCTGTCTTTCTTGAAAATTGTAAACAAGCCTTAAAAACAGGTGAACCTGGCTTTAGTTTTAACTTTGGTGATAAACAAAATGAAACACTTAGAAATGCGTGTACAGAAGTTACATCAGAAGATGATTCTGACGTATGCAATTTGGGCTCTGTTAATATCAGTAACATTATTAGTTTGGAGGAGTTCAAATCCGTTATCACTCTTGCAACCAAATTCCTGGTGTGCGGGACATTACGTGCCGATTTACCATATGAAAAGGTGTACAAAGTACGTGAAAAGAATCGCAGACTTGGATTGGGGCTTATGGGTATCCATTCCTGGCTACTCCAACGAGGTGAAGGATATGTAGTAACTCCTGAACTTCACACATGGTTAAAGGTATATAAAGATGAATCTGAACGAGCAGCTAATGAGCACTGTAAGCACTTGTTTATCTCACAGCCACTTGCTTATAGAGCAATTGCCCCAACAGGGACAATCGGTATCCTTGCTAAACAAAATCTGGCCGTTCACTAAGTAATTAGTGAAATGAATTGGGTGAATTCAGGGAAAACCTAAATTTATCGTTAGAAGAACTTCTGTATTGGAGTAAACTTCTGTTAGATAAACATGACAATCCTGATCCAAGCGTAGAGAATGCTAATTTAGTATCTACGAAGGAGCAACGACTAGGGAGTGCGGAAGCTACCAATAACCTCCCCAAGAGCGCCCAACAACCGAGTGAAGAAGAAAGTGTTTGGTTAACAAATAACTACTACTTCAACGGTTGATGATATAGTCTGAGCTATATGGAAACATATAGAAGTTAGGATAAAGAGCCTAACGATAACAATACTGGGAACAACTACAGGTATTGAACCACTGTTTGCAGTTGCTTACAAACGTCGTTATCTTACTGATGGAACAAAGTGGAAATACGAGTACGTTGTTGATACCACTGCTAACATTCTAATTCAACAATATGGATTAGATCCTAACAACATTGATACAGCTTATAAATTAAGTCATGACTACGAAAAACGCATCAAGTTCCAAGCAGACATTCAAGATTACGTTGACATGTCAATTTCGTCCACCATCAATCTGCCATCGTGGGGCAGTCGTGGTAACTCTGAATCGGATGTTGCGCGGTTTGCAGATACTCTTTCAAAGTATGCCCCACGTTTGCGGGGATTTACATGTTACCCAGATGGAAGTAGAGGAGGTCAACCCCTTACAGAAGTAGATTACTATGAAGCTATTAAACATAAAGGGGTTACATTTGAAGAGAATGATATCTGTTTAATAGGTGGTAAAGGAGGAACGTGTGGAATATAGAAAAATCTTTATTATTAATCTAATAACAGGTTTTTCTATTGGTATAGAATTTCCACATTTAACAAAAACACTGTTCTCCTGTGCTCTTGATCTAGGTATTATTAGATTTGTATTTATCAGACAATTAGTTGTACGTTAATAAAACAAAGCCCCCAATTGGGGGCTTTTCTTTTATTTTCCGAAATTAAATAGACTTTGAACTTTTCTAGCATTAGTTGGAGTATTAGCTACCTTACCACTCTTAGAAGTAATATATCTAATATCCTGATCAACTAGAGCATTAAATGCACGAGTTTCTAACTGACTCTTAATGTTCTTATCAACAACACCAAGTTCAATAAGCTCATCTAAGTACTTAGGTTTAGGATTCTCATTATATAAAGCATAGAGTCTTTTAACTCTACCATTAATAACTCTATCTTTAAATGTTCTAGTTAGATTGTCATCTGTCTTATAACGTTCTTCAGTACTTAAATTACCCATCCAATGAGCTACTTTTTCTTCAGGTCCTTCAGGCATTAAAGCTTTACTTTCTTTACCTTGAGCAATCATATTGGTCTTTTCACCCATAACAGTAGTCTTGTTAGCTCCTGTGATTTCCATAAGAGCATTTTTCATAGGACCACGCATAGACACATCAGTAATAGCTTGTTTTAATTCTGAATCAAGTACATTACCGCCTATAACCTTTTTACCTAGTACAGCAGCACCATGAGTCATCTGCAAAGCATTATTGTGTATTGGGAATAATCTAGCTATAGCATTAGAAGCATCATAAGCCATACTATCTCCTTCAACTGCTGCTAAAAGGATAGTAAGTAAGTTTCCAGGAAGAGTCTCAGTAGTTCTAGCAGAAGCACCAATATCAACTCCTGTTACTGCTGATGGGATACCATAAGCTATTAGTTTTGTAAGAGCATCAGGATCTTCAACAACATCATCTACTTGAACTACACCCTTTTGAATCAAATCTAATAGAGATGGTAATTCCCATTGTGGATTGATAGACATCAATAATTTTCTTGTTGTTTCGTATTGAGTCATAATTGCTCCACTGATAGCTCCACCCATTAATGTTGAGACTAATCCTGACATAATAAAAGGGGCATAGGCTTTTGCCTTAGTTGGATTCTGTACCATGTGTTTCATATCAGCAACCAAATTACCAACAGTCATCTGACCATATGTTTGTAATGGACGCATACTTTCACCAATAATACCACCAAGATTATGAAACATTGGTGCTGTTTCTCCTCTAGTATATGCAGCCATAGTAGCATCCACACCTTCTAAAGCTTTATCTCTTGCTACAGCATAGACATTACCTAAGTCTTTATAATGCTCAAACAGATAAGAAAAGGTAAGAGTTCTAGACAAAGTATCAGCAGCTTCCTGTGGTTTTCTCATAGCAACCCAATCCTTTAACCACTCTAGGACTTTATTCTCTCCCTGTAAGTGAAGAGTCTTAATAAATTGTGGTTCAATAACATCAGTAGTTTGGGTAACTTCATGTAAAGCTTTCATCAAATCAGCATCTTTGGTTACAAAACTATACAAACCTTTACCAAAGTTCTTCATTGATTTAAAACCACCATCATAAGCACCTAATCTTAATGCACTTAACGGAGATAATAACTGCGTAACAAACATACTTAAAGAAGGCAGAACTTTAATTAAATAGAAAGCACCAATTAGGTTATTCTGTATGGTCTTATACACAGCTTCATTAGGTGAGAATGTTTTTCCAGGATTAGCTGCTTCATATATACCTTTAGCTATCCTATCTACTCCCTCATATACAGCATCATCAAAAGCTTTAACATTGTTTTTATTAACGTTTAAAGCAGAGTCACGCATTTGATTAATAGCTGCCCATGATTGTGGATAATCTACTCTTAAAGTTCCCACATTAATCATAGGATCAACATCATGACGAATCTTCATACTTCTATAAGAAGATTGAAATTCTTGGATGTTACTATTCAATGCTTGTTTAAAACTATGTCCAAGCTCTTCTGCAGATCTGCCAAGCTCGTTACCTTTGTAACCAGACAAATTATCTCTATGTAAATGATGTTGTCCAAAAACACCACCTCTTTGCGCCATTTTTAATTTCAAGTCATCTGCTATTGGTGCTAGATTTTGACCATACTTATTCATAGCAAAATCTGTATAAATATCAACAATCTCAGTCACACCGGGATGTTGTGGTCCATCTAATCTGTTCTCAACAGGGCCAACAGTATATTGATTGTTGGGTAAATTACCTTCCATCTCTTTAGCCCAAGCCTCTGCAGCTACTTTAGTTTCAAAATGCTGTCTATGGATAGTATTACCATTAACACTAATCGTAGAAAAGAAATCTCCTTGTCTTACAGCAGGATACCATCCTGGTCTATAAGCAATATTATTTTTCTTTCGCAATCTACGCTCTAAAGCAAGGATTGCATCATACTGTTCTTTAAAAGCTTTGGCAAGAACATTGAAGTATTGTTTTTCTTGTGCTGATAAATGCTGTCCGAAAAGTCTAAGAGTATCTGCATATTCCATACCATTATCAAATCCTTGTTTGAATACATCGTGTATATTCTTGGATTCTACATTAGTCATATTCTTACTAACCATGTAATAAGAATCAGGATTTTTTATCTTAGAAAACTTCTGCCAGAATCCAGAACTATCCCATTGTGGTCTTTGTATATCTCCAAATAAGATTTTATTAGCTATAAAAGAAGCTTCATATTCAGCATCTCTAATTTTACTATGAGCTGATTGTATAACAGGGTCATTCTTAAATATTTGAGCTAATGTGGTTTTACCAAACATCTTTCTAGCTAACCAAGGACCACTGTTACCAATAGCATCTAAAACCTTAACAGAAAAGTTAGCTAAGTTAGGCATAGCACCTTGGTTCCGAGTCCACGGTAGTTGTTCAGAAATACCTTGATTTAATAACTCTGGCACATCCTTGTAAATCTCATAAGGATTCCTATAGATATCTCCCATTGTTTTATTAGAGAATGGATATAGCTTAGGATTATCTAAGATTAATTTATCATTTCTCTCCGTATCCCAAACATCCCAAATAGTTCTACCTGTCTTTTGAATCTCTTCTTTATTTTTACTTAGAATAGTATTAACAATATCAGGTCTATAATGCTCACCTGTTAATTTCAATCCCATTGTTCTAAGAGTAGAAGTCATGTTATTAACAAGATTAGTAATCTGTTTAACAATACTAAATCGTTTATCAGAAAATGCAGTTAATAGATGATCCTTCATTAGTGACTCAGATACCCGTTCAGCAAAATACTCATCGAAAAAAGAATGGTACTTCGCATAAACATCAGGTCTATGACTGTTTATAAAAGAGAAGGGTTCAATATTATTCTTCTTTTGCCAAGCATCAAAACCGTTAACAATCTTAAAGAATTCCTCTCCTGTTACCTTACCAGATTGTAGCCATTTGGTAAAAACAATATGACCCATCTCATGACCTAGATTTATAGCTAAGGTAATGTTATTAAAAGTATCATTACTAACACCATCTAAAAACTTCTGTAATCTTTGATGCTTCCTATAAAAATCCCCCGCCTTGCCAAGAGACTTGGTATCTAGATAAATAATAGAAGTATTACCACTGAACTTAACTTCTGTATTATCCCCCATAACAATATAGATTTTATCTTTACCTAATCCTGTACCAGTCATATATGTATCAACAACTTTTTGGAAATGAGGGAATTCTGTTGTCAATCTAGTATCAACATGCACATCTGACCATTTTGTAGATGGTGTAAATAGATGGGGATTATCTACAAAATCTTGAGCTACATGCTCTGAACCATGAATGATATCATCAATAGATTCATATTTGTTGATACGAACAGGTTCATCCTGTAATAATTCAGGATTGATTGTTGGTAGTTCATCTACAGGTTTAGCAGCTTCTTGTTGTGCTTTGTACTTAGCATCAATATCATCTAAAGACTTCATCAATTGTGTAACTTGGTCTTTCATTCTACTAATAGATTTTTTACCACTTTCAGAGATAGGACCAGTGTTTTCAATATTACTAATACGTTTACGTAAACCTATAATTCGATTAGCTATATTTTTCTTGAATTTATTTAATTGTTCAGGAGTAATAGGTTTTTCTGGTTTAGGAACATAATCGGCATCTAAGGATTTTTGCTGAAATTCTAATAAATTATCAATCTTCTCACTTATGGATTCTTTTTGTTTTCTTAAAGCCAATTCAACATCATTATCATGAGAACCACCAGTAGCTCTAGACTCTTCAAACTGTTTTAGTTTATTGAGAATTCTCTCCTCTATAGATTCATATATACTAAGTTGACGTTGTGTAGCTTTATTAAGTTCAGGATGACCTAAAGGATATTGTGGTCCTTTTGGTTCTGCTTTATTAAAAGAATAACTACCATCATCATTACGAGTAAGACCAATAATTGCTTCTTCCTCAGCTAATTGTCGTTTTAAACCCTCAATCTCTCTAACAATATCCCAATCAGTATGTGAACCAGCATTATCATAAAGAGTGTTTCTCTCTTTATTAAATCCTATCATAATGTCATCCACTTCCTTCATAGAGAGGCTTTTTTCTGCTGGCTTAGGGGTAGGTAACACCTCTTCAGTTTTAGGAGCTTCTAGGGGCCTTTCTGTGGCTTTTGGAGCTATATTTAACTGCTCTCTATAAGCAGCAATCTCTTTCTCTAAGGCTTCAATCATAGAAGAATTCTTAGGATCATTTCTATCTAGCACAGAGAGTTTTTCTCTTGCTTCTTGAAGATACTGAGAGGCTATTACCTTCTCTTGAGATGCTTGAGCAATTCTAGCATCAGCAATATCATGAAGAGTCATCTGATACATAGTATCATCATGTTGTGGTTTGTAACTACTCTCACCTAATGCTTTTTTATTCTCTTCTAGTTTAGTAGATAAATCATCATACAAATTAATAAGATCATCAGTAATAGGCTCTGTATTTAATTTATGTTTAGTGTCCCTAATCTGACGTTCTAGATCTTTTTGTTCTCTTACTAATTCTTCATGAATAGATCTAGGATCATTCGGTTTTACACCCATTGATCTTTGTAGTTGTATTCTTTCTTGATAAAGTCTTTCAGCTTCCTTAAGCATTTCTGGAGAAGCAGTACCATCAGTTATACTTTGCTGTAATTCTTTTTCTTGTCTTTCTATTTGTAGAATCTTAGTTTCAGCATATTGTTTATTTGCTGCTTCTAGAGATTGTGTTATATTTACACCAGGTTGTTTCTCATTAAGAAGTTTAGGAGATTTAACACCCTTTCCAACAGCTTGTGGAATATCAAAGCCAGTCACATGACCCTGCATTGGTTCTAAAACTCTTCGTAGATGCTCACCAGAAGTAGAAGTCATGTTTTGTGCTAACTCACTTCTAGGTTGGTATGTAAATAATTCAGCACCTTCATGCATACCCTTAGGAAAATTACCATCATTAAACAATCTATTAAAGCCACCAAGTATTCCACCAGCCATACCAGAAGTTAATCCAGTACCTATTGATATTCCTGTTTCAATAGGTGCAGTTGCTGATTCTATGATGTCTTTAGAAGCACTTTTCCAGTATTCTGGATCTGTTAAAGATGCATTAGGGTATTCTTTACCTTCCCATATATCTCTATGAGGAACAGAATTCTCCAATCCAGGAATCTTGTTGACTAAGGATTGTTGTTGTTTAGGTTGTTTATTAGCACTTATCTGCTGGTAAGCTTCTTCAATATTTTGTTGTGTAGGTTCACGATCAAATGTAATCGTCTCACCAGAATCAAATGTTACATCATAACCCATACATATATTCCTTTATTTGTTATTTTTCACTGTAAACTTAGTTCCGTCACTTAGTGTTCCAGTAGGGGCACTATTAATAGAAGGTAGTATACCTTGTATATTCAATGCTCCAGATTGTTGAACAGGACTAGGGAATGTCTGATATTTACCAGACTCTTGTGTTCCTTGTAAATTAATTCCGCCGGGAGCATATCCAGCAGGATTACTCCTTAATTGTGAGTTCTCAAGTTCCCGCATAACCATACGTGCAGCTTCGACATCCCCAGGTTCTAGACCATGAATAATTCTAGCAGCTTTAGCAATAGTATCTTTCATACTCAAAGGCTTACCAGATTTGTCCTGTAATCTTTGCATTGCGACAGCTAATGCACTTTCATTACGTAAACCTTGAAGTTGTAAAGCTTCATCACCTTTAGCTTGAATTTGTGCTAGTTTTTGTAATTGTTCTGGCGTATTTACAAGAATGTTCTGAAGTTTATCAACATTAGGTTTTTTAAATGTATCAAAAACATTAGTTGGGGTTGGTTGTGTAGGAGAATCAACACCAAAAGATTTAAGCATATCAGATTGTTTTGCTATATTAGGTAGTTGATTATTTCCCCAATCTGACCAATTTCTTAATTCCCTTTCTGGAGGATTTGGACCACTCCATGTTGGTCTGCCTTTTTGTAAACCCTCACCACCCCACTGACCATTTAATTGGGCTTTAGGAGACATATCAAAACCAATAGAATTTTCTGGACTTGTAAGTTCTTCAGTAAGTCTAGCATTATTCCAATCTTCTAGAAGTTTACCCATAAAGAATTTGTTTTTATTACCTTGAACAGTGACATCAGCATCTGATTCCCAAGTACGCATACCTTTATTACCAGCAGCAATCTGAGAATTCATTTGTCCTTTATAGCCTTCTAATGATTTTGGAAGATATTCAGGATCATCCATCTTGCCTTGAGCTTGTTTAGCTTCCCATGTTTTTATAATTTGGTTTAAGGGGGCTTCATTCTGTTCTTTTTGATTTTGTAAAAAGGCTTTTAATACTTCCTCTTCATTTAATCTATCAGCATTAGCTGTATTAAAACCTTGATATAAAGCACCTAAACCAAATTGAGGTTGATAACCTGTAGAAATAGGTGTCATTTATTGTCCTTTATTTATAGTACTCATAATCTTAACAAAATTAGCTAAGGCTTGATCTGTATTACCCTGATTAGTATTACTTCCTACATTATACCCTAAAGCAGATAACAATGGACTGATATATCCCTGAGTATTCTGTTTATTAGCATCAATAAGTCCCTGAGTTCCTACCATATTTGGAGAGATTCCAGCACCAGCAGGTTGATATAAACTCTGTTGATATTTCATAGCTATATCAGCCATCGCTTTAAGTAACTCAGGATCGGTAGTAGCACTATTACTTCTACGTCCAGCAGCCGCATTCTTAATATCCTGTGCTCTCTTTAATGCCGAAACTTGATCCTGAACAATCTTAGAACCATAAGGATCAGCAACAGATTGTTGTAGTTGCTGCTGATAATAAGGTCTTTGAGAACCAAAAGGATCAGCCTGTTGCTGCTGCTGTTGGATTATATTTCTAGTACTAGCAGAGTTTTGTTTATTCTGATAACCTTCCAGTAAAGCTCCTAAAACAGAAGATGCTTTCTTTTGGTTTTGTGGTGCAAACATATTCCCCAAACCACCAAGTAGTTTTGTAAACATATCTCCATAAGATTGTTGTTGTTGTGGTATATTACCTTGTGGTAATCCTGACCCAAAATCAACACCACCAAAATTAGGCATCTGACTATTGCCTAAAATACCCTCATTCCCTATACCAAATAAACCTTGGATATTATCGCCAAAAGATGGGTTCTGATCAAAATAATTGTAATCTGTGTTTTGTCCTGCATTAATTGTAGGGTCTTGATATAACTCATCACCATATCCACCAAACCCTCCTTCACTACCTTGCATAGCATCATCAAAGTAATAGTCGTCGTATTCGTCCATGTTTAAACCTCATATTTACCAGAAATTATTATTGTATTACCAGTTGCTGTCCATGAGGATGGATAACAACGATCGTTTGTTGAGTCTAATACACCAGTACCTATACCAAGTAATGTTGTTTTATTTACTGTGGTAACAGAATCATCTTGAGATGCTGCTATAGGTAAATTACAGTAAGTAGTACCTGCTGTTGCTGCTGTTGTAGCCGTACCAGTACAAGATATTTTAACAGTGAAAAAGACTGTTCTACCAATTCTAGAATACCTACCAGCATAAGAAGCAGCACCAGTACCTGGAACTACTGTAAGATTAGTAAACGTAGGTGTCCATGTACTTTGTGTAGAATTGGTTAAAGCTGTGTGTTCTGTATTAGTTAGATGATAATATTCACCAGAAGTACCACCTTGTATACCAACAGTTGAGTTATGAAAATTGTCCTGTATTTGTGTATACTCAGCATCTGTTAAATGATTATGCTCCCCAGCAGTACCACCTTGCACATTCTGCAATTGATCATGATCCCTTAAAGCAATATCTGTTATATTAGAGCCAGCAAAATTAATTATATACCAAGGAACTGATCCAGATGTTGAAACATATTCTCTTAATTGTCTATACCATTCTAACCAAGTAAAAGAACCTGGTTTATCTTGAATTGGTGGTGGTGGTAATCCAGCCATTAGGATATTCCTTCAGTATAACATAATTCCATTGCTTCATATCTCGTTCCAACAGATTGTCCATAATGTATAAATTCAAATGATCTACGTCTAAACTCACCTAGTCTATATAATACAGGAGGAGTGTCTAAATCTGTATAAACTAAATAATTAGTTCCTCCAGAAAAACTTATATAATCATCATCAGACATAGATATACTTAAAGTACTCTGATCAAAAGTAGATGTTTTATCCATGAATATTCTTAAAGAATGTAATCGTTTTCTATAAGTTGTGTCCATATCTATACGATTTGTTCTTATTAACACATCAATAGATGTTAGCTGAGGAGATGGTCCAAAATCAAATGATGGAGAATCTGCTCCAGCAGTTACATCAAAATAGCATACATTACCGTTATTACTAACCTGTCCATAGAAATAACCATTATCTCCATCATTAGCATAATCAATTACAAATCTATTTCCAAAAACACCAGAGCTTTCCCCTGTTGACCATTCATGCCATAACTTCTCATCTGGATCATATACAAGAGTTCTATCTGCTGTTGGCAGATTTAGTACATAAAACATATGTCCAGATATTCTAACACAATATCCACGAATACCTACAGTATTTGTTTCAGAATTAATTAATCTTTCTATATGTTCATCAGATACTCGTTTTGGAGTGAATCCCTCGATTATCCAAAAAGCATGTCCTCCTGAGAAAGATGATCCAATAAAGGTACAATAACGTTCTGTTTGTGTTATTGAGTATGGAGCAGCAGTACCTACTTGTATTAATGCAGATTCATTTCTATTAAATGGAGAGCCACTAGCGTTAGCTGCATTATAGAAGAACTCTGTTGACTCTGACCCAAATGCTACTATCTGATTATTCTGTCTAGCTAATGCAAGTATAGCATCAGGGAAACTTTCAGCAGATACAAAATTAGTTGCATCCCATGAGAGAGGATCATCTACAACACAATTAAATATATCAGAATCTTTTGCTAGAACAATATATCCATCTAAGAATACAGGAGTAGGTGAATGTGGAGTTGGAAAATCTAGATCAGTTATTTGTGTAACTGCTCCTGTAGTTTCTATGATCCAACCTTCAACACCATCACAAATAAATAAATAATCTCCTATAACAGAAGAGTTTCCTAAACAAAATCCAACAGGACCTGTTGAGGTTGTCATTGATATTACTGAAGCAGGAACTCCACCTCCTCCTATTGGTCCATCTTCAAATATCTCTGATCCATATGCAGCATAAAGTTTATCATTAAATTCTATAATACCTCTTGATTCATAACCATCAGGATCAAATTGTTTATAGAAGGTTATACCAGGACGTTTAACTAACCAAGCTTTTGTTATTTCAGTTTGATCAACTTTTCTAGATTCAGGAAAACAATTAACAAATCTTTGGTCTTTGTCGGGATCAGTACCTCTATTTGAGGTTGATCCAAAGAAAGGTAACTTTACTTTTTGTACTGTTCCTCGATCACCTTGTCGTGTAGCCATTATTTTCTCCGTTTATATTGTTGTCTAGCAATATTTGTTATAACTTTACCAAGATCGTCATAAGATTTTGTTCTTCTAGAATCAATATTCTCACCAGTATTGTTTGTCATTGTGCTAAGGAAATCACCTAAACCAGAAGATAGTCCACCAGCTACTGCCCCCTCAAGAGGATTACCTCTATTAAATATACTTTTTAAAGCTCCACTAACACCTGCTCCAGCCATCTTAGAACCGGTCTTACCTAATATATCAGATAAACCACCCGCAGCAGTATCCCCAAGATAATCTCCTAAACCTGCACCAAGACCTCCTAACAATGCTTGCTTTATTCCTCCGCCCTGAGCTAATCCTGATGCAGCTCCTAAACCGCCTTTAACAAAATACTTACCAATATCTTTTCCTAAACCTAAAGAATCTCCTAAAGAGTTCCCAAGTTTATCCAAAGCACCCGCCTGTCCTAAACCTCCTGTGACTGCTCCTAAAATACCACCTAAATGATTTCCTTGAGTCAAGGATGCTAATGTACTTATAGCGAGACCTAAAGGAGCCAATGGTGTAAATTGTAACACAGTACCAATAACTTTTGCTGCCGTGGGCATTATACCATCACTTGTATGATTATATTGTGAATTATCTACATTAGTCCATCCAGGTAAATTCTCAGCATTTTCTTTAGGAACGAATAGATTATTAGAATCTATATTTTTTGTTAAGTTTTTCCAAGTATCTAGATCATTATATTGTCTTTGTAAAGCATAATTAAATTGTGTATTACCACTTTTATCTTCTCTAAGAATAGTTTGTGGATTTACATAACCCAACATAGATTCGTCTGCAGGAGTTGGATCCATTGTGTAACCCCTTAACTCATTATTGTAGATAACAGGGGTTGAACCAAATAGAGTATTTAAACCTGTGATTTGTTCTTGTAAATTATTTCCAGACATTGCTAAAGAGGATCTGTCACTTGTCGCATCTGATGGTATAGGTTGTCCAGACAAGACTTGACCAAGCACTTCCCACTTATCTAAATCACCAGCAGAATACGGTGATGTGTTATTATAAGTATCTGGTGTTGGTAAAGGTAGTCCTCCCTGCATATCCCAGTCAATAACAGAACTAACAGGAGTGTTTTGTTTCTGTGTTTTTACTAATTCTTTAATAGCATCTTCTAAACCTTTATAACCAACTCCTAAAGAATTACCTCCTTGATCTAAGATATTATAACGTCCATCACCTATGTCTTGTTGATTATAACCTTGTATTCCAAATTGTCCTTTACTTGGATCAATATCTCCTTTGTAATATTCCTGATTTCTAAATTTTGTTATTGGAGTATTATTACCAAATAAATTATACAGAGTAGGATTAATTGTGGAGCTTGTTGGTTTAAACCCCGCATCTGTAATAGAAGATTGTATATTCTCGGGAATTGAATAATCAATATTTCCGTAATAATACCTATCACCTCCTAATGTTGGTAAAGCATCCCCAACATAATTATTAATCTCTTCATCAGGATTTTGGTTTTGTGCTAGTTTTCTACCAGCACCCCAAAACTCAGATGGTTGTTGTTGTTCTTGTAATTGATTACTAAACTGAGCTTTAAATGATGTTGGATCACTTGTACCCAAACGCATTAATTCATTTTTATGTTTTTGATTACCAATCTTAGCTCTGTTTATAGTATCAGCAATTTGCTCTAAAGATAATGGTGTATCCATATATTCACCAATTACGAAGATCTCTCTGGAAGAACATACTACCTTCTTCTAGACCAAAGTTCATAGCCTCTTGTTTTATGATAGTCATTTCATTCCAAAGTTGTTTTCTATCCTGTAGTGGGATACCATAAGTGGGAGCTAGTCTACAGGCTAATCCATAAGCTAAAGCATCAAACCATTCTTGAGGAAAATCAGGTTCATCTGTTCCTGAATCAAAATCTTCAAAAGGTCTTTGATAATGAATTACAATTCTATTAGCAGCAGCCTCCACTGTGGTTGGTGTTGGGAATACAAACATGTCACCATAATTTCTTTGTGGCTGATAATATAATTGTATTGGATTACCAGATACAGATTTATTGCCCAGCATATTATACTCCTGCCTAGTCAAAATCCGCATGGGTATATCTATATTTGTATTTATATTTCTATTATAAGCTTGAATAATTTTTAACGGTTTAGGTATATTTATTGTTTGTCCTAATCCAATAGAGTATTGATTTGTAGCATTAGTTAAAGGAACATTATATGATGTAATAGCCCATAATTGTAATCCATCAGCCATCCAAGCTTTTACAAGAGTGTTCAATACTAAATAAGCATCTGTACTAGTAGATGTTACACTAGATCCTGGAATAACTCCAAGTAAAGCTAATGCTCTAGTTACAATTTCATCCCGTGACGTAGTAAAATTTGTTGATCCTGAAGTACTCATGGTTTATGTCCCTTTAGTAAAGCTATCGCGGCTGTAAAAGCTCCAGCAATAATACCAACCCACTTAACAAAATTAAATAAAAATCCTGCAGCTTTCCAAGCATCTACTAACTCTTTAACGATTGGTGTTAGATCAGATTCATCTTTGATATGAGTAGTTAGAACTTCTTGCATTAATTCTAATCTAGCATCTATTGCTTTTAAATGCTCTTCTACATTTAAATAATCCTGTCGTCTTTCTTTAGGAAAATGTAAATCACTCATAATTAAAAAGGTGTTCCTAAAGAAGCATTATGTGCCATAGATAAAATCTGATAGGTAAAAGTTATAGAGAAACCACGTCTATTTTCAACATAAATAGCTGTGTTACTACAAGAGATTGTTAAATTTCCATCTGTTCCAGTTGTACCTGACAATGCTCCACCAGCACCAAACGCTACTGTAGCAGATTCTCCGGCCCATTTAGTAGCAACAGGTGTTGTTGCAGCTAGTCTTACATGAAATACACCACCTCCTACAGAAACAGCGGTTGGTGTAATAATAAACACACCTTGTTGTGGTTTTAGTGCTTCTGCATTTGTTATTGGTATTGTGTATACAGCATCATCAGCAAGAGTTACTACAGAACCTGTACCAAAAATAGAATTTACATTCTCTCCAGAACCTCTATAAAATACTTGAACATCTGTTGGAACATTACTAAAATCTTTAGTAGCAGCTAAAGTTAAATGGTCTCTATGATCATATGATACTCGTAAACCAACAGCAGAAATTGATTGTAATTTAACCATTTCTGCATGAGTTAAGGTGCTATTATATAATCGAATTAAATTAACCTCAAGTCCTGTACTTGGCTGTGCCGCAAAGTAACCCCAATAAATAGGTTGTTTAGTTTCAATTAATCTACAGTTATTTATAGAAATATCTCTACCTGCAACATATATACCGCCGAGTTGCTCAACAGTCATTGCTACACCTTTTGACCCAGCAATACCACAGGTATTAATATTAATCTGTTCACCAAAAATCCAAGTATCGTAGAAGTTACCATCACCTGCTGCATACATAATACCTGTAGTTTCACCATTGCCAAAACTATCAAGTTGGTTTATGTTAATACGAATACCCATATTATTTTGTACTGTTGTTGATGGGTTAGATATAGCAATCCCATGCCCACCACAAAAATATGTTCTACAACGAGTAATATCAACAAGTCCTGGATAGTGTGTATTTGTTCTAGTCAATCCTGTATAATTACCAGCATCTAAACGCATACCAAAACCTTTTACAGAAATAACATCACAATCATTAATCTGTGTTGCTGTAATTGGACCAACAGTTAAGATACCATCACCAGGTTGTGAGTCTATTCTAACATTGTTTATTTGGCATCTATCACATCTAGCAGAAGCTGTATCCTCAGCTTCAATCCTAATACCAGGTTTTGTTATATCAAAAGATAAAGAAGCTCTAGTTGTGTCTGAGGTTAATCTAAAATCCTCCAATTTAACATTCATACCTTTAACTCTGATAGCTGGTCCCACACCAGAATATTTTAATGTTGTAGGTGCTGCTACAGAAGGTATTAAATTCGCACAGTTACCGGAACCGGCACCAACAAGACCAGTACTATTCTCTGTTAATGTTAGAGTTGTTGAAAATAAGTAAGTACCAACAGGAAAATATACTAAACCTTTACCAGTATTTATGTATGTTATAGCTGCTTGTATTGCCGCTGTATCATCAGAGACTCCATCACCAGTAGCACCAAAATCTTTAACTGATTTTGTTTCTTCTATTTTAGAGTTAATGTTATTAAGATTGGCATCCATTTCAGCCCAACTTAAAGTAGTTCCTTTTCCAGCCCTTGTTACAATTGTTGCCATATTTACTCCTTAAACATACCCATCAGTTACATAACCTTCATCTATATAGAAAATATATGGCACTGTTATAAATGTATCATTAGGTGGTCTTATATAAGGGACAGTAATTTTATCCTGTTTTGCTAAAACAAAGTCCTGTGGGTGACGTTGTTCATAACAATTAGGACATACTATAAAACCATCCCAACGTTGTTTAGCTTTGTGTGCTTTGTACTTGACAGAGCACACATCGCAAATTAAGTTCCATTCACCGGAAACAAAATGATTTTTCATTATGGATCAAGACCGCTTCCACTTACAAAGATCTGATCCATAAGGGTATTGGTCCATCCTAAAGTAGTTCTAGCATTATTTACTCTAGCATGGTTTCTGGCGATTTTATTACTTTTATCCAAATATAGACCAATTGCAGGAGTTGGTGGGGATGCTATTAGAGCTTTCAACTCATTAAGACGTGTCTGACCAATCGCCAATGCTCCTTGATGAAGCTGATGGGATGTCAAAATAATAGAAGAAGGATCCAAAACCGCTTCTGCCGGCGGAACATCTACACCGGTGAATACCGTGATGCGTGCTCCGTATGCGATGTACTTAGGATCAAGAGTAGCCTCGGCTTGTGCTTTACCAGCAGCCGTATTGGGGAATTTGATAATTGACATTTTAAGCTCCGTACATAACTTCAAACAGCAAGGGCCATAGTATGATGGAATCTGTGTTTGCAGCACAATGAAAGGTAAATGAGATAGTCTGATCTACTCTAGTATCAAGAGTAGTAAAATCATCAGATATACTAAAACCACCCACACTGCCGTCCCAGGCAGCGATTGATGAATTCATTCTATTACCGATTTGGGCATCTTCAACGCCTCTGTTAAAACGTGTAGCACGGAGTAATTGAACGAGGTTTGCAGTTGTGAGTCCGGTATTGAACAAAACTACACCTGGGGTGCGCACCCTAACGCGTTTTACTGTGGCGCTGCTGTTTATCAGCCACTTCATCATGATTGAGGTATATCCGTTAGGTCCAACACTACCGCCAGGTAGTGTAAATGTGGGGCCATAAACTTCTAAAACCTCTTGTGTAATTCTACCTGAAGCCAAATCTGGTAAAACTGTTGGAGAAGATATTAGATCGGGCTGTCCTGAACCTGAATAGGTTTCAGAAAATACTTCGCCATCAGTGGCAGCAGTCATCTTACACCAATACCAGCCCCCAGCAACAAGTCCACCTGCTCCAGCAGGAAGATAGCAATATCCCCCAGTTGTAAGTGCTAGGTATGCATTAGTCATAGGAGATTCAGCACTTAGCGTGAAAACCCCACGAGTACCAGTGAAACTCAAGCCGTTTGCACCACCATTGCCTGGTGGAATCCAGAACGGGATGCCGGATTGAAACAATGTAACAGGATTTGGTGTATAGATTATAGGATTAACACCACCCTGTAAAGCTGTCAAAGTCACAGTACCACTTGTATAGGCAGTAGTGGTTAATCTAATTGCTCTAACAGGTACAATTTGATTTGATGAAAAATTACTTGTTTTTCCTACAAGCAAATTATGTGTAAATG